GAGTACTGAATGAAAGAAGAAAAGGAGTGAAAACTAACCTTACAAGCCTTGGAAAAGAATATAGCATAGAACACGATTACGAGACTCTTCACGACGCACTTAACGATTTACATTTAAACATTAAAGTATGGAACAGACTGAAATTCCAAATCGCAGTATGAATTTTTCAAAAGACTTTCAAAAATACGAACTTGGCCTTCACGGACTTAGAATGCCTGTCTTTGAAATTGACCAAAGACACAAGACTAGACTTAAATTAGTTGCTCAGACTTCTAATTACGACTTTTTAAGAAGCCTAGCTAGAGAGGGGTTTCATAAACTTGACCTCGAAAAAGGAAGCGCTCTTTACAAGAGGTATATTGATCGCGTTAATTACGAATTACAAATTCTTCAAGAGTTAGAATTTATTGATTACATTATTCTCATTTGGGATGTGATTAATTATTGCAGAGAGACGAGTATTCCAACTGGGCCGGGAAGAGGATCTTGCGCTGGCTCTCTACTATTATTCCTCATTGATGTAACCAAAATTGACCCCATTAAATATGAACTATTTTTTGAGCGTTTTATCTCTAAAGCCAGAGCAAAGAAAACTATTGTTGATGGAGTGACTTATTTTGACGGCTCGTTATTTCCTGATGTTGATCTTGATATTTGTTATTATAATCGGCATAGAGTAATAGCTTATCTTGAAGAGAAGTTTAAGGGCAAGACATCTAAGATCCTTACTCTAAACACTTTAAGTTCTAAACTCTGCATCAAAGAGTCAGGTAAAGTAGTTGCAGAGAAACAAGAGAGTGAAATGAATGATGTCTCTTCTTATATTCCTAAACTTTTCGGTCAAGTCAAGAGCTTGGAAGAAGCAGTCACTGAAAGCGAAAAATTTGCAGAATGGGTCGGCACAAACCAAGAAGTCTATAAGATCGCTTTAAAGCTTCAGAATCTTAATAAAAATAAAGGCGTACACCCGTCTGGGCTTTTATTGGCGCACTCACTCCTTGAAGAATCCTGTCCAGTAGAATTGTCATCAGACAAGCAGGTCGTTTCAAGCTACGACATGAATAATGTTACAGCTTACAATATTAAACTTGATTTGCTTGGTTTGCGAGGAGTATCAGTTGTAGACGATGTTTGCAAATCTCTTGGAATCAGATATGAGGATATTGATGTAAATGATGTTTTCATATATCAGCAATTACAAGACTTTAAGTTGCCTCATGGATTATTCCAAATTGAAGCAGAAACTAACTTTAAAGTATGCCAGAAGGTAAAGCCTAAAAATCTTGAACAGTTAAGTGGCGTATTAGCTCTTGCTCGTCCCGGTGCATTGCAGTTTATTGATAAGTATGCTAACTATACAAACAATAATCATTACGAAAGTATCCATCCTTTCTTCGATGATATCTTAGGAGTAACTGGAGGAGTTTGTTTGTATCAAGAACAGTTGATGAAGATGGTGAGCAAGGTTGGATTCTCACTTGACGAAGCAGAAATTGTTCGACGCTGCGTGGGCAAAAAGAAGGTCGAAGAGATGAAAGAGTGGGAGCAGAAGATTAAAGACAAAATCTCCCAGCAAAAACTTGACCCTAAGATTGGCGAAGTCCTATGGAGGATTGCAAACGATTCAGCCAATTATCAATTTAATAAATCGCATTCAGTCTCATACGCTGCTCTCGCCGCAATATCTATCTATCTTAAATTTAAATATCCGCAACAGTTCTTCTTGTCCCTATTGAAAATGAGTAAGCATGAGCCCGATTCTATTGGAGAGATATCTAAAACAGAAAAAGAACTAACTTATTTTAATATTAAACTCTTGCCTCCTCATTTATTAAAGTCAAAAGAAGAGTTTTGTATTGAAGGCGATAATATCCGTTTTGGACTTCTTTCTGTTAAAGGCATCAGCGAGAAGACTATTAAAGCCGTAAATGAATTCAGAGGAGAGTTTAAGAACAAATTCGACATCTTTGAAACAGCCTCTCAAGCCAATCTAAACATTGGAGTCCTTTGCGCCCTTATCCAAGCAGGAGCCTTAGACGGAGACTTCAAGCAATCAAGAAGCAAAATAGTATACGAGGCTCAACTTTGGAACATCTTAACTAATAAAGAAAAAATAAACGCCAAACTGTTTGGCGAGACCTTTGAGTATGATTTGGTTAAAATTCTCATGCACATGAAAGACAACAAAGATGTGCAGGGCAAACCTTACATAAAAGAATCAAGACTCCAAACGCTGCGAACCAAAGCAGATGCCTATAAAAAGATATATGAGATCAATAGCAAATCAGAGAGTTTTGCTAATTGGTATTATGAGAATTCTATTATTGGTTATAGCGTAAGAAGCAAACTGAGAGAAGTATTTATTGCAAAGAAAGATGATCTAGTTTATATAAAAGACATTGCTAATTTCGGTGAGAAAGATGAAGTTTGTTTTATTGGCGTAATTAAAGAATGTATGTCAGGAGTTTCAAGAGAGAAGAAGACTAGGTATTTTAAAATGCAAATTTCTGACGAAACTTCCGCCATCAACACGATGATCTTCTCCGATAAAATAGATGAGATGCAAAATCTTAATAATAGAATGCCAAAGGAAGAAGATATAGTAATTATTACCGGACAAAAGTTTGGAGACTCTGTTTTCGCCAGAATGGTCGCTATCCAAACCCATACAGTTTACACGAAACTTTCTCAATTAAAAGCCGAAAAAAATAATTGATAAATCGGCTTTTTTCAGGCAAAATAATGTCTGAATGAACCTACAATTTTATAAGGGAAATGCAAAAGTAACTGGAACCGCTTGCTCTTTTCAGACAAAGGGAACCTCTTTGTTTGTCAACTTCATCAAGCAGCACTCTTGGAATGAAGCGAAGAAGCTTGGGTCTTTTCGTGAGAACGCTAAGAACCCAGAGAAGACTACTGTCTTAAAGTTCAATGCGGTAGAAGCCGCAGGTATGGTAGACGCAATTGATAGAAACGCAGAATACAAGTTCTATCACACTGCTCCTAATTCAAACGCGATGGGCAAGTTTTGTCCTTATCTAAGGGACAACGCTCAGATTGGGTTTTCTTTTAATGCCACCAAGGAGCAAAAGGGAGATACTGTTAACAAGGTAAGTTTCTTGATTGGATTTACTTTTGCAGAATCTGTACTGGTAAAGACTTTCCTTTTGGAGTTCATTAGGAATTCTTTCTATCCTCAAGATGATGTCGCTGCACCTGCTCCAAAAGAAGCTCAACAGGAGGAGTATCCGGCAAGGGCAGCTTATAGTAAAATCCAACTAAATCAACCTGCTGTCCAACCTGCTGCTCAGACTGAAGCAGAAGCTCAAGCAGAAGAACTCGTATTCTAATGCGAAAGAAAAAGATAGTAATTCAAACGGATTGGTGCCTCGCTAAAACTGGATTCGGTAGGGCGGCGAAGGAACTAGTCTCTTACCTATACAACACGGGTAAGTATGATATTATCCATTATTGCGGGGGAACCCAAGTGGGTTCTCCCGTTTTATCCAAGACTCCTTGGAAGAGTCTTGGGAGTATCCCTACCGATCAAAACGAGGTCAATAGAATTAATGCCGATCAAACTCTTGCAAGAGATGTTTCTTATGGGTCTTATTATATTGATCAAGTAATCAAAGAAGAGAAGCCTGATGTTTGGATTGGCGCACAAGACCCTTGGGCGTTCACTCAATACTATAACAAACATTGGTATAAGAACATCACTTCTCTGCTTTGGGTGACTCTTGATTCTTTGCCCATTTATGAAGAGGCGATTAATCAAGCTAAAAAGTCTTCTCAGTATTGGATTTGGAGTGAATTTGCTACAAATGAAATGCACAAAATCGGTATCAATAATGCCAAAACTGTACATGGCCCAGTAAATCATTCTAAATTTAATCATCTAGGAGTAGAGAAGAAGAAGCAGTTAAAGGCTAATTTTGGGCTTTCTGATTCTTTTATTGTTGGTTTCGTATTTAGAAATCAACTTCGTAAGTCTGTACCAAATCTATTAGAAGGATTTAGAGACTTTGTTAAAAATAATTCCGATGTTAAAAATGCAAAGTTGCTATTGCATACTCATTGGGGAGAAGGCTGGGACATCCATAAGCTTGCTGACGAATACAAGATAGACAGAAAAGATATCCAGACGACTTACGTTTGCAATAAATGTAAAAATTACTTTATTTCGCATTTTCAAGGGCAAGAATTGGGCTGTCCAGTATGCAAGTCTGAGAAGAGTTGCTCAACTACCAACACTGGATTCGGTGTATCCGAAGAGCAGCTATGTGAGATTTATAATTTGATGGATGTGTATTGTCATCCATTTACTAGCGGGGGTCAAGAAATTCCAATTCAAGAAGCTAAGTATTGCGAATTACTAACTCTCGTCACTAATTATAGCTGCGGCGAAGACATGTGCCATCCTGATGCTGCATCTATTCCTTTGGAATGGTCAGAGTATAGAGAGCATGGAACGCAATTCAGAAAGGCTTCGACATACCCTTCTTCTATTGCCAAGCAGTTATATCGCGCCTACAAGATGTCTGACCTAGAGAGGAGACAGTTTGGGCAAAAGGCGAGGAAATGGGCTATAGAGAATTATTCTGTTCCTGTTATTGGAAAGATGTTTGAGCAATATATTGACTCTATTCCATTTACCACTTACGATTTCTCTTTAAAGGAAGAAGAAAAAGATCCCAATGCAGCTATTCCAAATATAACCGACAATGGAGAATGGTTGATCTTCATGTATCACAACATTCTGAAGATGAAACAGGTGGATCAGAATGAAGATGGATACAAGCATTGGATGGAAAAGCTTTCTAAAGGAGAAACTCGACAGAATGTTGAAAATTATTTCCGTCAAGTAGCGACACAAGAAAATCAAAAAAATCGAAAAGTAGATTTTGAAGATATTCTAGATCCCGCTGACAAAGGAAAGCGCATCTTGTTTGTAATGCCTGAAAGTATTGGAGATATTTATCTTTGCACCTCTCTTCTTGAATCAATTAAAGAGACTTATCCTGACCATAATTTATATTTTGCTACTAAGAAAGAACACTTCTGTATCCTTGAAGGTAATCCACACATACATAGGATGCTAGAATATATCCCTCAAATGGATAATTTGCTATGGCTTGAAGGGTACGGTAATCATCAAGGCTATTTTGAGATAGCGTTTTTACCCCACATAGGGACGCAAAAGATGCTCAATTATCTTCACAACGGCAAAGATAAGATCGCATTCGATATTAAATAATATGCACCTTTTAGAACAATATTCTCTAGCTTCTGGAGTTAAGATTAAGAAGCCATATATTTACGAAAAGTTTTTCCCAGTAACTGCCGAAAAGTATATCACTTTCCATCCAAGCTCAAAGCCTTCGAAGACTTACGATTACTGGCAAGAAGTAATAAATATCATTTCTCCCATCTTGAATAGTAAAGGTATTAAAATTATTCAACTTGGGCAGGAAAAAGAAAAGGTCTATACCGGCGTTGTAAGCTTAGTAGGATTCACTAACATAAACCAAACTGCTTTTATTTTAAAAGACTGTTTGCTGCACTTTGGTGCAGATAGTTTTCCTACTCATATCGCTTCAGGATACAATAAAAAAATTGTAGCTTTATATTCTAATAATTACGTTAACTGCGTAAAGCCTTTCTTTGGAAACCCCAAGGATCACATTCTGCTTGAGCCTAAAAGAAATAGTAAACCAACTTTTTCTTTTGAAGAAAACCCCAAGACGATTAACTCTATTAAACCAGAAACAATCGCAGGGAACATATTAAATCTTTTAGAGATCCCCCATTCGAATTCAATTCAAACTCTTTATTTCGGCACTGAATATAATAACATGAGATTAGAGATGGTGCCTAATCAAATAGTAAATCCAACCCAATTTAATTCTAACAATATCGTAGTTAGAATGGATTTGCAACATGATGAAAAATTCTTAAACGAGCAATTACAAGTCTGTCAATGTTTCATTATGACAGATAAGCCAATTGATGCTAATCTAATTTTAAACAATCAAAAGAATATCGGACGAATCTTTTATGAAATTAAAGAAAATAGCAGTCTAGAGTTCGTTAATTTTCTTGCTCATAAAAATATTTCTTATCAACTATTTACTTATTTACAAGGAGAGAAGCTTGAACAAGCGAAGCTTAAGTATCTTGATCAAGAAATAATTGTAGAAATGCCAACTAATTTAAAACAAAAGACTGGAATTGAGTACACTTTAAATGCCTTCTACAAGTCGAACAAGAGAATAATTAGTAATGGCAAAATTTATTTAAGCGAATCTTCTCTCAAGAATGGCATGGAAGCGAAGCAGGTTGCCGAACCAGTCATTGACTGCCCAGAGTTTTGGAAAGAAGCAGAGAGTTTTTGGATTTTTAGAGTTGACAAGTCGCCGGTTGCCGCATAGTATACCTATGTGAATACCGTAAAGAAACTTGTTCGTTCCTCTGATGGTCTCATTGAAGGTGTGGAATACCACTTTAATGATGACGGCTCTATTAACTGGCGCAAAATGATCAAGCCAGAGTTCCTTGTCCCAAATAGGGATAAGACCAATGAAACTGATGTCACCAAACTAGAAGATAAAGATCTACTTATCCTTCTCGCTGGAATTAAATATGTAGCTCAACTTAGAGGATTCTTCTATGTTGATTACACCGTAACCTCTCCAAGTTCAGACTATGTAGTGGCGGTTTGTAAAATAGAGTGGATTGCAAACTATGAAACACAAGGGAATTCGATAGCCTTCTCTTCTATTGGCGATGCTTCTCCCGGTAATACGAAAGACTTTGCTCGTCACTTCTTGGGTCCGATTGCTGAAAATAGAGCATTTATCCGCTGCGTTCGAAACTTCTTAAAGATCAATATTGTCGGTCAAGACGAAATCGGGAAGTCGAAGAATAATGTCGTTGATGACTCCGCTGAGTCTTCGGCTGTATTTGAACCTCATGCCATTCTTGAAAAAGTAATGAAAGACAAAAGCGTTACTTTCGCAAAATTAAAAGAACGCCTTATTAAAGAAGGTTACGTTAACGCAGACTCGTTTATGTCAATAGCAGACATCCCAAAGATTAAAATCTTTGAAATGATTGAGAGAATTCAAAAAGCTAAGTGATTAAGAAACCCCAATTCCGGGGGAGCTAGACCCTGCGCCAACAGACCCAGCAAACACCTTATTCGCTGAACCAACGCTTCCCAATCCTTTAAACAAGGAAGCTTCTGAATTTATACTTTCAATTCTTAATTTTAGATATTTAGAATCAACTGGGTCTATTGGGTTTACATAATCTCCTGTGGGAGGAACTTTTGTAGAGAAATCGACTCTTAAGTTCCTTCCATTCTTGGAAGGCTTTACTGTAGTAATCAAGAACCTCTTTCCATTATATCCAGTAGGGTAAAGGACAGAAGTCTTAAATTGTAAATCTATATCAGCAAAATCGGCATCATCCGTTGAATATATTTCATCGTATCTGACGGTGAAACTGCTTTCACCAACGTAAGCATTTCCAGTTAAAATGATGTCTGCTATTCTGGCGAAGTTATTTGGATTTTGTATATTTAAGAAGGGCTGATCAGTCGTCTCATAAATTGCACCATAGTTGGCTAATCTCAAGTCTAATTTTTCACCAACTACAAAACCATTATCCAACGGGAAAGTCGTTGAAACAGTATAATAGCCATAATATTTAGAACCATCTCCACTCTGAGTTGCGAAGTTGTTTCCAGAGAAAATAAGAAACTGCGAAGGATTTCTTAATATAAATCCAGAAGATGGATTTTGAACGATAGCATTATTTCCTTGCCAGAAATCTTGGGAATTACCAATTGGATTAACAAGTATATTTACTCCTGTAACTTGCCCTACATAAGGAGGCATAAACGAAACAATTGCATTTATAGTAGGAACTCCTGCTCCACCATCATTTAAACCAATGCTAACAGGAGAGAATGTATAACCAGCGCCTCCACTTACGATATTATAACCAGTAATGATGCCTCCGGGCTGATTGTAGAAATTTATTTTTGCTTGTTTTTTATTGAATTGAAATGTGGTTGCGAAGTCTTCTATTATTTGTCCATTAACTTTAGTAAAGAAGTTGACTCCTGTTAGATATCTTACTCCTTCTCCATTAAAAGATATAACAGACCCATCCCAACCACTTACTTGAGTGCTTCCATCTAATCTATAAGTTAAATTATTATTTAAATAAGCATCATTAACAGATATAAAAGGAATATAATTAAAGTTTCCAGTTACAGGATACTCTTCTCCCAAGTAAGTTTGTAGATAGAACATTCCAGAAATTGGCCTTATGTCTTCAACGTCTTTACCGTGCATACCCTTTCCTGCCATTGATGGAGGATAGAATTTTAATTCACCATAGTCTTTATATATCACGCTACTGCTCAACTCCCTAGCGTCAGTCACTACTGAGATCCCAGATTTAAAATTTGCAGCTAAATAAGGAAAGTTTGGAGTTATCGTCCCAGAAGCGCCTCTTGCAAGAGTTGTTACGCCTTCAAATTTAATTCCTGTCACATAATTAAGATTAGCTCCAGTTAATGTAATAAGAGACCTATATGTTCCAGTTGTAATGTTTAAAGTAGATGTCGAAATAGAGGGAGCTTTAATTGTTATTGTTTTATAGAGATTATCAGCATCAAAGCTGTTTCTTTGGAAGAAAATTTGTCCACTTCCAATATAGCCGTCTAATAATATAGAATTGAATACGCTTGCAGTAGTATTACCTATTCCAATAGCATCAGAACCGCTAAGAAGAAGTTCTAAATCAGGAATTTGCACAGAAGGGAAAGATGTAATATTTAAATTCCCAGATAACACGGTATAACCAGTGTAAGGCTGAGACATTCCAGACAGTGTTGAAATATCGATAGCTTGCATTCCTTGCGAAATTAAATACTGACCTGTTTTGTCTGTTAAGTTATTGAACCCGCTAATGTAAAGATCTCTTGTTTGAAAGAGGTGAGCATTTATTCCTGTAATAATTATTCCATCTTGCGTCCTATAGGTATTAGCGTCTGAACCAGAGATAGTTGTACTTGGATAAAATAGAGGAGAAAAACCTTTTATTTCAGCAGAAGTGCCAGAATTAAAAAATCTAAAACTTCCTTGTTTTACGTCTCTTGGAACTGAAAGCAAAGCTCCTGTTGCAACGGGGGGCACAACGTGTGGATATTTTATTATTTCATTATTGAATCCAACTCCATAGAAATCAAGACCACTCAAATTAGTACCTGATAAACTTATAAAATCTCCAAAATAAGCAGAAGCAGGAATAATTCTTGAAATTTTAGGATTAATAAAAGTAAAAGAATCTACTGTAGTTACTCTACTGCTTCCATTTAAAACAATAGGGCCATCTGTAATATCGTAAACTTGAGGAATATAAAAACTTAAACCACTAATGTCTTTTCTTCTGAAAGCGACAATCTCTTTAAACCCACCTCCTTGGCTACCTAATTCTACAGAGGTAACTGTATTTAAAAATTTACCAGAAAAAGTAATTAGAGTATTCACTGCTCCGGTAGTTGGAGAAAAACCATCAACGATAAGAGTGCCTGTTTTTATAGAAAGCCCACTTGGGTATGTATAACTGTAGTAATCTGAATTAATAATTAAACTTTCTCCGCTCTGGGCTAAATCAGGAACTGTAAATGTAAACGCTTGATCAAATTCAGACCCACTTTTAAATATATTATAATTATTAACTCCATAACCGCCTATGCTTATAGAATTTACATAATAAAGATCACTTCCATATCCAGTAGCTGGCTGACCTTGCTCTAATAAAGATGGATATATTCCCGTAATGACAGGCGTCTTTAAAAATGTAAAGATCTTATCAAAACCCCCAGTAGTCGTTGAATTTAAGTTGTTTAATACAGGGTTGCTTTTCCTAATTAAAGACAAATTTGGAGTGGTTACGCTTAAATATCCAAAACTCCTAACATTGTCATCAAATAAACCTGCATTAGCATGTACTAAAATTTCAGTATTAATATTATTTTTTGCTCTTCTTATTGGAGCGAAATTTGAATACTGATAAGGGTCTTCTCTAACAACTCTAATTTCATCTATGTACCCACTCCAATATTTGGCAGAAGTATTTGCAAAATCTCTCCCGATATAAATATCGAATACTGAATTACTTATTGAGGGACTCGTCGAGCCTATGCCAACATTTAAGTTAAAATCTAAATTAGAAGTTGCAAAATTTAAAGAAGATTCGCTTCCACTTAAATTTATAGGCGCACCATTTAATAATATTTTCCCATTAATTGCATTCTGATTTAGATAATTTTTTGAAATAGACAAGTGATTCCAATCCAACGTATTTATTTGACCAGAAAAAACTGGCTTATACCCATTCCAATCTATTCCTGAAATAACTATTTGATCAGAAGTGACAAACACATTTAGCCCATTTTCACTCCCTATTAAATATTTTTTATCAGAAGCAGAGAAATTTACTAGTGGTTTAAAATCTAATTCAACTGCAAAACTATTTTTATAACCTAAAGGAAAATTTGAAGATTGGCCGGTTATTGAAAATTTGACATAAGGGCCGGGACTACCAGAGAATAAAAAGCTTCTGTCGTCAAATTTAGAAGTATCATTTTTTATCAGTACAGAATTAGAAACTTCTAATGATTTTTGATTTCTGAATGTCGATTGATAAGAATAACTATTTGCATTTTCATTTGCATCGACTACCGAATTAACGTCCCCAGTATCTTGAAATAAAAATTGAGAATCTGGATAAATATTATGCCCAAGGACTTCAATATTTCCACCAACATAATGCTCAAAAGTTGATAGATTTTTAATTACAGGTGAGCCTTTTATAATTTCAAAATTTTTGAATATAAAATTTCGATTGCCTGTATTCTGGAGAGTGATATCGTAACATCCAGCGTCTGCGTTTGTGCCAGTAAAAGTTAAACTAGTGTTACTATTATTTTTTACAAAAGCAGAAATAGGAAAACTCTTGTTATGAATTCCATAATTGTAGTCTTCTACATAACCAGAAATGTCTTGTATCTTTGATAATTTATTTCTGTCTCCTCTGTAATCGTAATCAGAATAATTTCCTTGAAGCAGCAAAACAGTATTTGGAATATCGAACATCCCAGAACCAGTGGATACTTGATTAATGCTGTTATATAATCCTACGCCTTTAACAATTCTAAAATCTTCTATATATCCAGAAAATGGATTAACCCCATAAGTAGCATAAGAACCTACATTATGAGTTCCAATGAATAATCCGCTACCTGCTGTGATAGTATAAGGAGTTGCCGCTGATACTGTTGCGAAACTCTGTCTATTGTTACCACTGATGGCATAGAAAGTATCGCCATTAGCAGATGTTCTAGAAATTAATACTTTAGTCCATTGATTAGCTGGAATTAAAGAAGTAGCTATATTAAATTTTGCAGTATTGCTTGCAAAAAAAGTCCAATTAGTGCTTCCAGCATCTTTATAAAAATAAAAACCATTTCCGTCCCACCCTTGGTCTTGGAACATATCAATTCTTGGGGTTGAAGTGTACGGCAATGGATTGACTAAAAATTCAATAGTAAACGGACCTGTTCCAAAATTAAAATCTCCTCCAGAAGGAGAAGGTATCTGCAAGTAAGAACTTCCGCTGAATAATAAAGACCTTCCAAATATACCAGCTTGAGAACTCCTAACTCCGCTATTTAAAATCGTCTTAGGTTCTCTGTAGTTTAATCCACTTAAAATAATGCCTGTGACATTGCCGAAATTTTTTCCTATAGCTATATTAGACTCACCAGAATTTAAATAATAATTTAAAGCATTAAATACCACAGGAGCTTTAAGGACCGTAATTTGATTTTTAGAAGTAAAAGAGGTGTTGTCTTTAGAATTTATCGTTACGAATCCTGCATTAGCGTTTGGAGGGACTATTCCAGAAATCACATCTCCTGCCCCTGTAAAACGAGCGGTTACAAAACCAGTGATATTATTATCTACAGAAGTAGTGAAATTTACAGGAAAATAAGATTGGTCAACATAGGAGGTATTAAAATTTTTACCAGAAATCTTTAATAAATCTCCCTCATAAGGAAGATTATCACTAAAACCACTAATAAAAATACTACCAAAAAAATTAAATGAACTAGAAACACGCACTATTCCAGTATTATTATATCCACTTATTATAATTGGGCCTGTCGTGTATCCGCTTGGAATCTTAACTAATAAAACGCCACTATCTGGTTGATAAGATATATCAGTTCCAGTAAGATTATTAAAAGATACATACTGAACTCCACTTAAAGACTTTCCGCTAATAGCTACAAATTCTCCAACTTCTTGGGTTGAAGGGATAACCGCATCTAATCTTGGAATTGGAAAAAAATCAACTCCACTAACATACATTGGAGCAGACAGCGTAGCTCCAGTAATAAAATAAAGGTTTACTTTTCCCAATAAAATATCTTCTGGGACATTAAATTCTATATACTCAGGAGTTGAATCATAATAGGAAAAATCAATGAAACCAGCGCCGGGAACCTGTAATCCGCTTATTGCGTAAAGCCCTGCGCCAGTCACGCGCATCCTCTGATTGATTAAACCTGTATTGTAAGTTGGCATGTTATAATCCTTGGAACTCTAAAGATAATCTTATATCGCTAACGAGTACACTTGTTTTAAAGTTAAAGATAGAAGAAGAACTCGTCTCTTCTGTATCTATCAGAATAGCAGCAGCGCCTTTTAAACTAATAGGAGCCACAGCAGTAATTAAAGAAGTAGAAACTGGGTTAAAAGAAGTAGCCTCAGTATTACCAAAAAATATTTTTTTAACATTAATAAAATTACTGCCATTGATAGTAACTGTCGCTCCGGGCAAAATGACTCTTGGAGTAAAATCGGTTATTACTGGTTTAAAATGGGAGAAATCTTGTCTTAAAGAAAACTCAGATCTGATGTATCCTTGAGCTTCAACTGAAGATCTTTTTGAAGATACTATCCCTGCAAAAGATAACGTGTCTAATGGTTGAGACCCAGTTTGCAAAGATACATAAAAAGAGCAAGGAACGCCTGAATAAGGCAAAGAATAATTAAAATTATCTATTTCAAAACTAAGGCTCTGAGATCTTTTTCCTAAATAAGCTCTTCCACTTTCATCAAAAGCCGAAGATCCTTCTTTGTTGTATTTTTGAACCTCTCTCTGGTATTGATAATTAAAATTAGTAAAATTATAACCATTTGAATCAAAAGGCGTTCCATCTAAGTCGCCTGATAAATAAAAACTTGAGAAATTTAATGGAGTGAATTCTGGTCTGTTAATTGGAGCAGTTGCAGAGAAGGCTCCTTTTAGAGGCTCGAAAACTTTAACTTCTACATCAACTTTAGCCAAAGAATCAGGAGATCCTTTTATAGAATAGTTTGTAATGTATCCATTTTGAAAATACAAACCGCAAAAATTTCCAGAAATTCCTTGTTCTGAATTAACCCCTAATAGGTATTCTTTTACAAAGTCTTTACCTGTTAAATAATAAGAAATTGAAAAATTAGTATCTACTGTATCTTCGGCTACATAAGAATAAGAATTCTTTTTAAATTCTTCATTGTAGACAGGAGTATTAGAGGTATCAAGAGACATGTTTACATTAGAGGCGAGGATATCAATGCCACTAAAGCTAAACGTACAATTTTTATAATTAAAAAACATTTAGAAACTCCTTTTTAATGATATTTTATTTTTAGCAAAATCGTCAATATTAATCGACAGATTAGAAGAATCGATCTTACTTCCTGAAGTGTTAATAATCATTATTGATTGATCGCCGAAAGTAGTTATGTTTATCTTGGCGTTCTCTGCTGTTGATAAGTCTGTATTAGAGAAATTTGAATTAAAATTCTCTATGGTGAAATCAAACGTTTCTTCTCCAGCGGATAGGTCAACTTGTCTTGGTCTTTGTTGGCCCACTGAGTAGATTGGATTCCAATTGATAGAGATTCCATAAGCAAAGTCTAAAACGTTATAGAGAGCGGCTGTTCCTGAGACTTTAGCGTTCCACGAATGAGCTATCCCTGATCCGCTAGCTAGGTTATTAATTGTAGGCTTATCATTAAGACTTCCAGAAATATTAGAAAAGCTAGACAAAGAAACAGAAGCTTGTACTTTTGAGTTAGGATTTACTGTTAGTGAATATCTAGAAGGATAAAAAGAACCGCTTACTCCTGCTAAAGTGACTTGAACAGGAATGTTTATTTCAGGAAAACTATTGGTAAAAATACCTGTTTTTAGATAATCAAAACACTTGTAAATAGGATCAGAAATATTTGGGAAATAAGTAAACTCGATATTAGTCTCATCTGCTTTAGTCTTAAACATCTGAGATGAGTTTTGTCTTCCGATTGCGTAAGTAGAATTTATGCTCCTATTTACTGCAATAGAAGCGTTCTGAGCCAGAACTAAGCCTGACCCAAAACGCGAATTAAATACTACGTCACACTCATTAAAATATTTCATCCTTTTTCCTTATTTCAGATAGCCCTTGTACCTTACCGTTATTCCTACAGGAGAATTTACACTAGCGGAGAAGTCTTCGGAAACGTCAATAAAATAACATAACGAACTTCCAAAATCAAAATTTACTGAATTTCCATTAAAGTCTTTAGTTTTAATGTAAAAATTACTAATGTTCTTTATGTTGTATGATAAATCTGAAAGTTTTTGCAGAGCGTAATTATCTTGAGCTATATTAAATTCACAACTTACCTCAAGAGGATAGATTGTCCTTACAGAAAATGGAGTTGAAGAACCTAAATAATATGCAGCGTTTCTATTAGCATTTATATTAAGGTTAAAAGAATTAACTCTATTTGTAATAAAGTCATTAACTCCTATGTCTATCGAATTTGAATTTACCAAAGATGTGGCGTTTGATTGATTAAAATTGCCTTGAGAAGCTATAGATCCAGCATCATTATATATTTCAAAATTCGCCCTAACGGTTGGTACTTCTCCAATTTGGGCACCACAAGTATAAGAAGTCAAATAGCCGCTTTGAAATCCAAATAAGACATTAGAGCTTGGATTGCTTTTCTTAGTAATAAATCCGTAGTTACCAGCTTCACCCGTACAAGCTAGAAAATCATTGGAAGTAGTTAATAGACTAGTTACAGACAAAGTAGCGCCCTTCGCTCCTTCTGGAGTGTAAAAGCTGCTATCCATACCAAGATACTTGGTATGTTGAACTGGCATTTGATAGGAAGCCTGAATATCCTGAACGCCATGAACTTGGCTTTGATTCAAGTAAAAATCCAAGTTCTGTTTGTTTAGTCGAGATAATGCCATCTTATTTTATTATTTACACAAAAAAGTGTAATAATAAGTTGGTAAAAGGTAAAAGGTATGTCTAGTTCAATTTTTAATATTAGTCCATGGAATAATTCCACCGTATATAATAAGCACGATATTATCATATACACAGATAATCGGTATTATTACGCTAAAGCCGCTGTGCCCGCGAATAATCCACCAGTTTACTCTAGCGTTATTTCTAATTCAGATGCTTATTGGGGAGGATTCTTCCAACACCCTGTTGTCAAAAAAGACTACCCATTGTTTATTTGGAAGCCTTCTTATCAAACTCAAGCCAATTTTGAGCCCAAAGTAGATGTAATAAAATACGGAGATGGCTACGAAAAGAGAGTAAGCGACCAAATTAACTTTAATCTGCTTAATTTTGAATTAAATTTTGATGGGTTAACGTTAGATGAATGCACTGCTATCCTTCATTTCTTTAGTGCGAGGTCAGCGAAGACAGCTTTTATTTATTATCCATCTGCGCCGTATACAGTTGCATCTACAGATGCCAAACTATTTGTATGTAGAAGATGGGGATCATCTAATCCATTCTTCAATAATTTCTCTGTAAAAGCTACCTTCGAAGAAGTACCAGCATAATATTATGGCTACTCAACAAGAAAAAAATGCATCTTTAAAAATAAATACAGAGTTTTTCTCTCTTGAGCCTTCTTCAATAATCTCTTTATTTGAAATAGATCTAAGTGAAATTGGTTTTACGACTACGGCGAGTTCTCAATTTATTGTTAATCTCAAAAACTTTCAAATAATTTTACCCGGAGGAGATACTACTCATACTTTTGATTATAGAGTTATTCGATTACATAATAATTTAAAACTTGGAAGGAATATCATTTATTGGAAGAATAAAGCTTATTTACCCGCTCCATTAGGGACAGAGGGATTTGAAACAGCTTCAAGAGGAGTGTTTCCTAAACCGAAAGTTCAAATAAGCTTTTCTGATGAGATGCTTGACGTTTTTAGTCTTTTTAAAGGGGTTGTTAATTTTGGAGATTTAATTGGAGTAAAGTTCACTAGAATCAGAACCTTCGCTAAATTCCTTGACAGAAATAATTTTTACCAATCTGATGGAGTAAGTACCCTATCTCCTGACAAATTAATCATACCAGATGGATTTGATCCTGATCCAAATTGCGAATTTCCTAGAGATGTTTATTACTTTGATAGGAAGTCTTCAGAAAATAAAAATAGCATTCAGTTTGAGCTTTCAAGCGCAATAGACCTAGACAGAGTGAAGTTGCCTAAGAGAAGAGTCTTAAGTTATATTTGTCCTTGGCAATATAGAGGAGAAGGCTGTCTTTATGAGTACAGCGAAAATTTAAAAGAAGAAATTCATGGGACCACAACTCCAATACCAAACAAAAGTAATTCGTCAGGAGAAAATGCGCCGATCTGCGCCACTGAAGACGATCAAATAATTTCTGAAATGGCGATTTTTGGACAGACTACTATCGCAAACAATCCAAGCGCTTGGCAATTGTCAAAAAGTTATAAAAAAGGAGAAATAGTTTTTATTACGAAAAACAAGATTAATTTTTATTTTATAGCAAAAACTAATACACCTATGGATGTGCCTCCTCCAAACGGAGAATACTGGATAGCTGATCAATGCTCCAAGAGTATAAAAGGATGTAAAATTAGATTTGGAGAAAATCCTTTACCTTTTGGAGGATTTTATGGAGTATCTAATTACAATAGAGGAGTAGGATAATGATTTGCGACGAAATAAAAGCAAAAATAAAAGCTCATTCATTAAAGGAAAACCCAGATGAATGTTGCGGTCTTCTGCTTCTAAATAAAAAGAATATACTAGAATCTTTTCCTTGTAAGAATATAGCTCAGGATAAGGAAAATGAATTTGTTGTATGTCACCTAGATTACTTAAAGGCGGCAATGAATGGCAAAATTGTTGGGATTTATCATTCTCACTGCATACAAGACAACTCTTTCTCAGAGCTAGATAAGCAGATAAGCCACAAGCTTAACCTAAAAAACATAGTTTATATACTAAAAAGTGATTCTTTTGAAGAGTATTCTCCAGAAAATTACTATAATAAATACGTTGATAAAGATTTTGTAATTGGGGTATCTGACTGCTTATCAATAGTAGAAAACTATTACAATGAAGAATTCGGTATTAAGATTTTCCATTATGAAAGAACAGCAGATTGGGATAAGGATTATCCAGAGTTTGTAAAAAATAAATTAGCAGAGTTTTGCGACTCGCAAAATTTTGATAAATTCTTTGAAAAAGAAAATTTCGTTAAGATCGAAGGAATAGAAAATGCCAGAAAACATGATATCATTGTATTCAAATACCTAGAAAATTACCCTTCACACTTTGGCATTTATCTTGGGCAAAACCACATTTTACACCAACCAAGAAATAAAAAATCAATCATTGAAAAGCTCACAGACGCAGAGAAAAGAAGAATCTATTGCTTCATAAGGAGTAATCAAATATGCTAACGGAAGAGATTAAAAGCAAAATTATTGAACACGCTAATACTTCTAATAATGAAGTATGTGGGCTTCTCGTACATTCAGAGTCTGGATTAGACATAGAAAAGACAGAAAATCTGATTAATTCAGCTACTGAATTTATGATGAATTTTGACGGTCAGTCTAATGTCGCTGCCTATTATCATTCTCATATTAATTTTGACGCTATTTCAGAAGTAGATATAATTGTATCTGAAAGATTGGGATTACCATGCATTGTCTACAATAAGCAAAGCGGATCTTTCTACACCTATAATCCAAATAGTTATAAAATTCAATACACAGGAAGACCTTTTCTTTTAGGCTTTGCAGATTGTTTATGGTTGGTTAGAGACTATTACGCGCACGATTTGAATCTCCATCTTTGTCCAGAGTTAGAAATTCTTAAAAATAATGTTTCTGAAGAAGAGTACAATAAAACAGCAAGCAAAAGACTTCTAGACGAAGAAGCCGCTTTAAAAGATAAAGACGACTATTTAAAGAGGTACTTTGAATACAATGGATTCAGGCAAGTTTCCAATTTTAGGAAGAACGATGTTTTAATAATGAGAACAAAAAGGTTCGATTTCCCAATTCATTGCGCCGTTTATCTTGGAGAAGACATGATTTTGCATCATCCCGGAAATAAACCTTCTCTTACCGAAAAGCTTTCTAACCAACACAAAAAATGGGTAATTTATATAATGAGGCATAATCTTTATGACTAACGTTACTTTACACGGAGAAATAGCAGAATATGTAGGAAGGGAAAATTGGAGTTTAAAAGTAAATTCTATAAAGGAAGCATTGCGAGCTATCCAAGTTTTGTCCAAGGGTAAGCTACTGGAATATCTAATTGGAGCAGCAGAAAAAAGCGTAGAGTATAAGGTGATTGTTAATAAAAGAGAGATAATGAATCCAGAAAATATTTCTCTAGAAAAACCAGAGTCTATTCTTAACTCTGAATTAGTAATGATAAATGAGAAATTAGAGACTTTAGATATTGTGCCTATTATTAAAGGCGCTGGTGGAGGCGGCAACAGTAGCACCAAAGGAATACTAGCCTTAGTGTTGGGCGTTATACTAATCGCAACAGGTATTGGAGCAGCAGGGGGAGTTACATTTCTTGGCATGGCAGGAGCCGCAGGAGGAACAGGTGCAACTGTTTTGTCTGGCGCACTAATCGGCGCAGGTATTGGATTAGCCGTGACAGGCGTTGCTTTATTAATGATGTCTCCTCCAAAATTTGAAGACTTTAGAAAAATTCAACAAGACGGCAGCAAGCCAAGTTACTTATTTGATGGACCTTCTAATGTTATTGGAGAAGGCGGACCTGTTCCAATTGGATACGGTAGAATGAAAATTGGATCTCAAACAGTTGAAGTATCCGTTAACAATGTTGAAATGGACACTAAATCAACAGCAGCAGATGTAAAAGACTCAATTAACTACATATAAAAAATGAATAACTTTGAAGATTTTAAATACATAAAAGGCTTTGGCGGTGGAGGCGGTGGTTCGCAATCGCCACAACCAACTGCCGCTTATGAAGACGTTGAAGGATTTGTATATAACGGACAGCCTTATGGAGTGTACCAATTTGCAAAAGTAAAAGATCTTTTATCAGAAGGGCCAATCGGCGGACTTCTTGAAGGGCAGTATTTATATTCTGGTCAAGTTGGCGATTTAGGATTTAAAAAAGTTATTTATAATGAATACTCTTCTGTAGTAGGAGAGAACAGTGAATCTAAATATTTAAGATCTATCCAGTGGAACCAAACTCCTCTTTTAGACAGTCAAGAAAAATACAATTTTCAACAAATAAATGTTCAAGTAACTAATGGAACTCCAGAAGGCACTTCATTAGATCAAGGTTTCGATAGCGTATCTTATATTCGCTCCATAGGAGAAAGATTAAGAGGCCCAAATCAACTAGCTAGGACAACAGATGAAGTCCTTGATTACCAAAGGACTTACCGCATATTAAATAAAGAATGTAAAAAAATAAGTTTAAATTTTAGAATATCTTCTCTTTATGTGACTTTGAAATACCAAGATTTAACGGAAGTAAGGGATGGGAAAATAAAGATAGAAGGAGTTGAATCAGCAACGACAACTGATTTTAAATTAACCCGTACAGGAAGACAAACCGAAGATGGAAATCTCGACGCTATAGTCGCTGGTGCTGGGTCTGTTATACGAAATAAATTCAAAATAAGAATTAAAATCTCTCCAATTTACAATGAAGGATACAACGCTAATCTTCCAACACTTGATTTAACTTCGAATACTGCTACAATAATTAAAGACAATCAAAATTTAGTAATTAACGTAGATAATGTCCCTAAATTATTCGAAATAGAATCCGATGGAAAAGTAACTCAAGGCTATTCTAAGCAAATCATTTTAAACACATCTAATGTTTTTTCTGGATTAAATGAAGACCAAAATTGGGCAGGTTGGGATATTACAGTATTAAAAATCACTCCAGAAGACACTTTTTCAGCAAGAGCATCTTTTATAAGTTTAGAAAGCATTACTGAAACATACTCTTCTTCGTTTAGATATACTAATTCTGCAATTGTTACTTCTAAATTTAACGCTGGATATTTTTCTAAAATACCAGAAAGATCATATGATGTTAACTTATTAAAAGTCAAAGTTCCTTTTAATTATAATCCAATAACAAAAACTTATGGCATAACTACTCCGCTTGCGCCGACCATTACAACAACAATTTCAAAAACAGACGGAGAAACAACAGAAGATTTCTTTTTAGGAGAAAATGGTAATTATGCAAATGCCGACAATGTCAATCCGCCAATTAAAAATGGGTTAGCTGCTCAATTTGATGCGAGCAATCCTTCCTTAACTACCTCGCTAGGAGAGGTAACTAGTTGGCCCAATACCGTAGCTGGATCAACTATAAAATGTGTATTAGGGGATGGAACTTACACAAACCCTGCTGGAACTGCCGCTAGACCAAAATATGGATCAAGCCACTCAGAGCAAAGCCCCAATGGAAATTATGGAGTGACATTTGAGACTACTCAAAAAGTGAAATTCATTGGTAACGCAGATAGTACTGCGGCTATTAGTAAGGATGATTTTACTGTTTTCATTGTATGTAAATGGCATTCTAGCGCTCTAGATACTGAAAGAAATTCTATTTTAGCTTCTTTTCCCGGTCAAAACTATATTTTCGGGCAAACACAGAAAATTAATCGCTATTTCGCAGCGAATAATACAAATCTTGACATGCCGGGAGTAGCGTCTAACGTACCTAAATTTTCTAGTCGCTCTAATTATTGGGGCACCACAAATGATCCAACTACTTATATTATAGGGTTCTCTCAAGATAAAAATGCTGTTTATTCAGTATTTTGGCAGAATACTATTAACATACATCTCAAGAGTAGATTTGTTTCAGTTCTAGCATTATTTGGCCTAGCAATAAATCATCATGCCTCGCTTAATAGCAAATGCACAGTTTTTGAAGTTCTAGTTTATAATCGAAAATTGGCTACATCAGAAAGTATTTCTGTTAGAAATTGGTTGAATAAAAAATGGAATGTTTTGGTTCAGGGTATAACTTCTGTTTCAAGCTCGGCTATCCCTCAAGCATTTAATCCTAATGTTTTTGATATACCTTTAAGTAGTTCCATATCAATACCATTAAAAACTCTTTGCGCTAATGGACAGGCAACAAAAGCTTTCGAATATGAAGGCGGAAATCAAGATATAACCGCCAATAATGATATTCCATATTACGAAATTGATTTAATGCCTACTAGGGACACACATATTACTAATGGAAAAGGTTATTTAAAAGATCAAGGGTTTTCTGGGTGTTATTGTGACTTTTTTATTAAATTAAAAAATATTTCTTATGCTGGAACTTATTCTTTAATTAATAGAGAGAAGCAATTTAATCTTTCTATGACCATAGCTGAACAAAATGTGAGTTTAATACTCACAATTATTTCTCCAAATGATGGCAAAACATATACCATAACAAAACAACTAAACAAAAACAAATACTCGACAGATGAATTAAAAAAGACTTTTACAAGAATTACTTTATTCATCTTACCAAAGGTAGTAAACCCGAAAGTGACATTTAATGAAGTCGCGAGGGTCGTAGCAAATATAAATCTTAATGATAGTACTTGGAATAAAACTCCCCTTGTTGATACACAAAAACCACAAGCAAGGGATCAAGCTGGTAAAGTAGAAGCATCAGTGAAGGGGCTTCCCTCTCTTTTAATACAAGGAGTATCATTCAAGGAAGACTCCCTTTATAATAGTCAAATAGACAATCTTGCCACTACTTGTTATAAATACTTTTATGGCGACACGAAAACTTTCAATGATAAGGGTAGTTTGTCCATCGGAAAATCTTTAAGTAAAGAATTTTTCCCCAATATACTAAACGCCGAAATAGATGTTTTGTTAAATTCAGAGAAGCAAATTCAATGTAATATAAATATTGACGATTACAATGCTTACCAAACGCTTTGTATTGGAAATGCAATAAGGCCTTTGGATTTCAACAAGAGAACTGAAAATTTATTAGAGAGAGCAGCTTTACTGCAACTAAAAGGAGACACTCAAAATCAATTACAAGCATATAACAGATTAAGAATAGATCAAACTTTTTTATCAAATTCTGTTACCCTTGAACAAAACCAAACAGTCGTTTTACTTCCCTTAAGCGCTGCTCAAATATACGACGCAGCAAACGATAAAACTGGGCCATTTATTCCTTCTTATTTCATAACTAACAACAAAAAGATAGAAATTTTTAAAGATACTTTTGTAGGATACGCAGACAGCATTAAAGTAAATCAAATTTCTTTTGACAGAATTTCTTTATCAAAAGCTTCTTCAGGAGGCATAATTTCAGAAGCATATTCTAAAAAAATTAGCGTTTATGACACAGCAGGAGTTTTACCTTATTCTTCGTCAAACGATTATTGGGACGGGACTTTTAAAGAAGATAAAGAATGGACAGACAATCCTGCTTGGTGTTTTTATGATCTATTAACTAATAAAAGATACGGGGCAGGGAACTATGTTTCTGAAGCTGATGTAGATAAATGGTCACTTTATCAAATAGCCAAATATTGCGATGAACTCGTTGCAGATGGTTTTGGAGGAGTCGAACCCAGATTCTCTTGCAATGTTTATCTTCAAAGTCAAGAAGACGCTCTTAAAGTATTAGCTGACATGGCTTCTGTCTTTAGAGGCATGTTCTATTATTCAAATGGATTTATTTATACAATAAATGACATGCCAGAAAACACTCCTGTTTATTCTTTTACTAATTCGAACGTAACGGATGGTAATTTTAATTATGAATCTACTTCACTAAAAGACAGAAACTCTGCTGTTTATATTAGATATATTGATAAAAATAATTTTTATAAACCAGCAGTAGAATATGTGGAAAATATTGAAGCATTTAGAAAATTCGGATTTAAAGAAACTGAATTAACAGCATTTGGATGCACTAGTAGAGGACAAGCCCAACGATTAGGAAGATGGTTATTAGCTTCTGAATATAACGAAACGGAAACCGTATCTTTTGAAGCAGGTCCAGAATCTGTTTATTTAAAACCCGGAGATGTGATAAAAGTTCATGATTATTACAAGAAGCATAAAACAGTAGGGGGGCGTTTAAGTAATATAAACATTTCTGGAGATATAAATGTCACTACTGGGACGCTAACATTAGACAGAAAACTTGATTTCAATTTTTCTGGTGATCAGAACTATAAATTTACTATTGTTTCTCCTAAGTACAACTTAGACCCTAGTTTTAAAGACACAGCGGGGAACAGTATTGTCACTAGCAATCTTGATTATAATGATTATAGGAAACCTCTTACTAATTCATTTATAGTAGGAAGCGGCAACTTAATTACTGGTCAATATTATGATTCTATAAGAATCACAGGTTTAGCTCCAGTAATGGCTTCTGGACTTAATGTAACTGGTTTAGCGTATTTTACAGGCGCTTCGGGAATGTCTCCCAAATCAATAACTTGGGCGTTGGAAAATTCAGGAAATCTAAACGGAACTACAGATAGTGATTATGATTTTTATAGAATTTTCAGAATTCAAGAATCTACTGAAGGGACGAACTACACAGTTATAGCGTCTCAAATGTATCACTTAAAATATACCCAGATAGAATCTGGATTAAATATTACCCCCGCAAAAGCACCAGCACCAGAAGCCTCTGCTCCATTAAGAGCCTTATTCACTTCGCAGGAGACTAACGTAGTGCTTGACATTTTTTATGATTCTTCAATTAAAAATAGCACTATAGGATTTAAAGTTTTTGCAAAAAATTTCTATCAATCAGACTTTGATCCGAATAAAGACACAAATTTTAAATTTGTTTCAATAGATATTTATGAATCTTTTACTAAAACTACATTAACTAAAAGTCAAGCAAGAGGCTTTATAAGAGTTTATGGAGTAAATATTAATAATTCTTCTCCTCTTTCTTATGTTGAAGCTGTAGACTCCACAGACGCTTTAAAAACAACTGCTTTTCCTGTCCTAGAAATCAGCTATACAAACGTGATTAAAGCGCAAACTATTGTCAATAATGTGACATACGAATTTGACAATCCTATTGCTTTAAACAGAAATCAATATTTTGCTGTAATTGGAAGTTCTCTTAATTTTAATATACCTTTAAATTTTATAGATAAAGTTGTTTTTAACAATATTGATTATCCTTATAGAGTAGTAATTATCCCTGAATTAGTAAATAGTAAAGGTGCATTTGGGACTGCTTTCGGAAAATATTCCGCTCTTGATCCTGTAACACAAACAGAATATTTAACATTTGATAGTGACAATGCCTCTGATAACGGTTATCTTTATAACTCTTTGAGTACTTTTGGTAGGTATAGAAGTTTTTCTTTAGCTATTGATAAAGGAGGACTAACAGACGAAGGATTCAAAACTACATCTAATTCTTTTAAACAAGAAGCAGGATTTCTATTAGTAACCTATGACAATAAAGATGCAGACATAATAGAGTATTTAAAGGCAATCTTGAACGGGGGTACATATGCAATATATCCAATTAATGGGACCACTTCGCGTCGATTAGTTTTTAACGTTCCAATACTCTCAGATAATTTCGTTAATTTCTTTTATTTATTACTAACCCCTATAAAAACAGATTTTTCTTTTACTAAATATTCCATAATTCACGACGATGACGGAGAGCCAAAATCAATAAAACAAGGAAACGATGAAATAATTGATTCTCATTTTATAAAAATATCAAAAGATCAATCAATCTTTTATTTTGACAAAGTTCAAGATGATAGTGGAAAATCTTTTAATTTAGACTCTTATGAAGTCGTTTTAATAGCCGTAGATTCTTTTATGATCGCTTGGCAATATTCTTCTGACGAAACATCAAGAAAAATTTTAGATTATTATTCTAAATCAATTGACGCGGCAAGTCAAATTAATACTACTTATCCGCTGATTAGTGCGATTAAAACAATAGAAAAAGCCGCTGGCGCAGTACCGTTATCTTATTCACTAGAAAATGTTTTAAAAACTAATAATGGTAATTACGTTCATTTCTCAATTAATAAAACCGTTTTAACTCAAAATCAAGTATCCATTGTATCCGCAAATAACAATGGCAGAAATTATCAGTCATTTTATAGACTATCAAGACAAAGCGTAATTTATAAACCTACTTTGGTTACTAATTTAACAGCTAATAATGTTGACAATAAAGTAATAGGATCAGAACCAGCCGCTACTAACTCTTTTTGTGCGCTTTCTTTACAAAATAGAGATTTGACAGGGGGCAGTTTCCCTTTAAATGTCAAAATTGAACCTAGCAAAAGGGCTTATATTTTAAATGGGAATAAAATTTTTACAAGAGCTTTAGAATTAGACACGACAGAAAAAGATCTAAGAATTATTTCATTAAAATCAATCAATGCAGAAGTAGGCAATAATAAATATAAAGTAAAATCTGGAGCTACAACAAGCGACTTCGGTTTAGACAGACAAGAGTTTTTCGATATTTCTATCACAAGAATTATACAAAATACTAATTTTCTTGGAGCGAATAAAGAAGCATTTATTGATTTCAGTAAAGAATTTTATTTTCTGTCTTCCAGTTCTTCTTCTTCTGGAAGCGTTCTAACAGATGAAGTTAGTAAAGGATTATTTAACGGCGCTTTTAATTGCGTAAATGTTACTCCTCCAAATAATTTCTCTCAGTTTTTGACTCCTTCTCAAATTCAAATTTCTATAAATCCAGAGCCGACTGTAATTGACATTCCTTTTATAGCAGCGGCAGAGTTTTCTACTTTTACTGGAGTGGGTAATCTGGGCCATAATTACTATTATGGAGTTCCAGTATTAAAAAATGAAAATCTAAAAATTGTATTAATAATTCCCGATGTCCAAAAGAAAAATAATATAAAAATATTTTGTTTTCTTGGAGACAATTTCGTTAATAGTGAAGTCGATAGAACCGAACTTACAGTTGGAACCAACAACATAACAGTAACTTTAAAAGACCTGCCTTATGCAAATTATTTCACCTATCGGCAGACTTATGCAAATAATGATTCAATAAACAATGCAACTTTTTGGAAATTTCGAAGTATAAAAAATTTATCTTTTGCTCATTATGCTGTTAGAAAGGCCCCTTTTAGTAATAACCTTTATTCTGACGCTTCTTTTTATTTTTACATTCAAACATTAGAGCTATCAATAGTTATGACTTATGCATAATAACAGCTAATTAAAATGAAACATTATATTATATATTTTATTAACGGTAGTTATAAAATTATTCAGTCTTCAATTAATTTAGTAGAAGACACAGAACATCTCTATTTTTTAGGAATAGATTATCACTTGGTTGATTATATCGTCCAATTAAATAAAAATATTAACGACAACGATTTAAAACATAGGAAAATCCTTCCAGACGGCAATTCAATTTGGAACAAGCATGATTTGATTAATGAAAAAATTCAAAGAATGACAGAAGAGAGAAGTTCTTTATTGCAAAAACTTGATGTAGAATTTATGATTTCTCTTGAAATTGCTAACAATAAACAGACAGAGATTATTAAAAGAAATAAAAATTTCTTAAGGCAACTCTCTTGCAGAACAGAAATGCATCATATTCATGACTGCGAGAAAATTAATAAGTTTAATGCTTTCCATAATATAGTAGACATAGAAATCATTGACCCCGGTTACGGATGCTCAGAGTCTGTCCCTCATGTCACCATCTCTCGTCCTGAAGAGACTGACTATAACTATGGATTAGCAGCGGCTGCTAACGCTATTAGAGGATCAAAAGGAGAGCTACTTTCTTTATCTATGGCAAAATTAGGATGCGGCTACATATCTGAGCCTACAATTGAAATCAGCGGATATGAAGGAGAAAACGCAAAACATCCTGTGTTAAAAGCTGTTATTTGTAATATAATATAAATATGACAGACGTATTGTTTTCTTCCGGCGACGAATTTGCGTACTCTAATAATTTAGCAAATTGGTCTTCAATTAATTCAGGCCAAGAGATCGAAATAATTGGAAGCCCAGAGAAGTTCTCTACTGTTCGTGTTGATTTTATTAGCTACAATAAAGTATTTTCTGTTGTTTCTGAATCAAGAATTAAATTTGACTCCAATGCAAAAGATTTAATACTAGACGGAGATACAATTGATTGTTTTTTTAAGACTTATTATGTCGCTGTCATTAATGATGTTATTGAAAAAGGCAATGGATATCAAGTCAACGAAGTAGTTAGTGTATCTAAGGACTGTTATTTTGATAATTTTTTAGACAAGAAAGAAAAAGCATTATTTAAAATTACTTCTGTAAATGCTGAAGGCGGCATTTTAGAACTAGATCTAATTAGTAAAGGCAAATTTTGCCAAAACTTTAGCGAAGCGGAGATAGAAAGCAGTTCTGGGAAAGGAGCTAAGATCTCTTTTATCTTGGGTGAAAATAAAGACAAAGAGCTTAAATTCTTTTCTGTATTAGATGTTAAACACCAAGATTCATATATTACCGCAGATCTAAATGAAAAGATTAAAAATCCTTTTCTCTGCGGCGAAATGCATATAAAAAGATATCGTATTACTTTAAATAAATCGCTAGGTAAAGAATATCTTTCTCACCCTTTTATTTTAAAAGTACAAAACACTCCTTTTTTAAACTTGCCACTAGCCAAAGATAACAATATAGAACAAATCTATAATCAGGCTATACTGACTATAGACTCTAAGATCAAAGAATTATCTACTGGAGTAAAGTAATCCTCCGGGTCTCTTTTGTTCGACCAATACTTCAACAACTTTGCTTCTAAGTAACTCAGCAAGTTTGCCATTGTTTTGCATGCTGTTCTGATCGTTTTTGGAATTGGATGAGCCTTTTTGAGTGGAGGAGTTAGCTTCAGAGGTAACTTCGCCGCCTTGAGACATGTTGATTGAAATATTATTTACTACAGACATGCCAGACTCTTGAGTAGCTCCAGCAAGAGAAGACCTTCCTGATTCTGATTGAGTTATTCCCGAATCCTTAGATAAGTTATCATTTAAAGTATTCAACGCAGTTACTAATTCATCCATGCTAGAAGACTGGTCTGTATTGCTTTGACCACTATAACTTGTGCCAACCATCCCGCCGCTAGCATATTTAGGAAGAGAACCAGAATTCAATTGACCCATGAAATCTTTGCCGTACATATCGACGGCTTTTTTATTCATGACGTATTCGCCGCCCATTAACAAAGCGGGAATATTGTCTTGGCCTGTAGAACCGCCACCAGCAAATTTAGCAATGAAACCTCCAAAAGCGCCTCTTCTTGGCATGGTTGCTCTGCCATTTGATGCAGTCATCATTTCTGGACTAGTCCCTACGCCTGATTCTAAACGACCAGCAGTTGTTCCAGCATAACCTTGTGTTCTTAATTTCTCTGCTCCCATTGTAAGTCCAGCAGCGCCTATTTGGACAGCAGCAGCAGTTAATCCTGAATAGAAAGTGCTATTTACTTGATTTTTATAGTTTTTAAGGCTCTGTTTCTTGTCTCTCTCATATTGCGCTCGGTCTTGTAAGTACTGATCAAGTTTTTCATAACGATCTTGTCTTAATTTATTTTGAGGGTTATTGTCGTCAGTTAGAGCCATTGCTGACAATCTAGAATCAACAGCAAACTCTCCAGAAGTTGGGCGATCAGGATTATCGTACAAGAATTCATTTTGCAATGGGCCAACAGAGAATCCTCCAGTCGCGTATCTTGGAATAATTCCACCATTTAGATTTCTTAAATAATCAGATCCATATTTATCAACAGAAGATTTCTTAATGACATACTCCCCGCCGCTCATCATCGCGGGTACATCGTCTTTCATCCCAGAGCCGCCAGTAACCATACCTCCAGAATTATATTTTTTTATTTCGCCACCATTTTTAAGTCCAGCAGCAGCTTTACCAAAAGCAAACAAAGCATCAACGCCCATCTCTAAAGACTTATCAAGCATTCTATTTAAGATGCCTTGGAACATGTCTCTAAATGCATCCTTAAGGGTTTTAGTACCTTTGATAGCTTCGCCAAATGCGCTGCCAATACCAGATTTGAAATCAGTTTGAAATGTATCAATTAGTTGACCAGTGTCTCTGGCAAAATCTGCTTTGTTATAAGTAGTATTTTTTTCAGTGATAGCTCCTATATCTACATTCCCTTGGCGAGCATTGTTTTCAATTTTAGAATTGGCAAAAGCTGCCCTTTCGTCTTTGAAGAAAGTCTCTCCATATGAACTTTCATAATATAATTTATATAGTTCTTCAGCAGCTTTGCCTTCTTGTTCTAAAGATTTTTTTCTTAATTTAACTTGAAGATTTATAAGCTGTTGTCTTTTTTCTGTAGAGACAACGTCTTCTTTTAAGAGGGCATTTACTTTTTCATTTAAATCAAGCAGTTCTTTGCTATCATCTAGTCTAGCGAGAAGAGCTTTATTTAGATTATCTACATTCGCTCTTGCTTGAGCTAATTGAGGTGATACTCCTCGTTTAGTAACTTCTTCATTCGTTTTTTTATTGTTTTCTCCTACTGCGTATCCTGACATCCTTGAATCATAAGCTTGATAAGCTCCCCCCTGCGGAGAGGGAGGCGCAGGAGGGAGAGTCATTAAAGGAGGTTGTTTATCTAAATTTCTTTCTTCTGCTATCTTCTGCAATAAAGATTTAAGCTGCTCAGAAGTGAAGGCAGTTTTAAACTGAGTGGCTATTGCTTTAGATTCTTCCTCGTAAGTTTTATACTTTGGCTCAACTGGTTTTGTCCCAGTAGTAGTAATAATAGATTTAGCTCTTTCTTCTGTTAGAGTTTGCTTTCCATCTTTAAAAAACCCTACTTGCGTCTTAATAGCATCTTGTACATCTTTTTCAGTGACTTCTGAAGTAAATTCTTCTCGGAACTTGGGTCCGGGACTAAGAAAACCTCGTTGTACATCGCCATTGTAATTTATAGCAAAAGCTTCTTTGGTTAATGCAGTTACTAATTCAAAAGATTTAATATACTTCTCTAACTCAGGCACCGTTAAACCTGTATCATTTTCAATCGGTCCCCTCACACTTTCAGGAGAAGCTGGAGGAGTTTGGACATCTATAAAGTCTCCTGAGTTATAACCTTCTAGTTTTTTAAGCAGCCTTGCTCTTTCCTCGGGTTTTATAGTGTTAGGAAGTAAATTGCTTATGTCAGTTTGGAGAGAGCCTCTTTGCGTGGAAACGCTGAGTTTATTAATAACTCCTGTTAGAGACTTAGTCAACTCATCTAATTTATAACCTACTTGATCTTTTATAACTTTATCAAAGTTTTCATTTATGCTATTTGGCAATTTATTTGCTAAAAGATCGTTTTGTTCTTCGGTTAAAGCGTTTAAAACTCTTGCCTCTTGCTGTAATACGTCAAGATAATTGCCCATGTTTTCTAACTTAAATTGAGAAGCTATTTGATCTAAAGCAGTTTTCACTGCGCCTTCTTTAGCCATATCAAAAGCTTTACCCAAAGCAGTACCTTCTGTTGATTTTCCTGTTTGAATTTCAGTAACATTTTTAGCTAAATCTAAGCTCTCTCTTATTTGCTGAACTCTTCCTGCAATTGCTGTAGCTGCTAATGGATTCAAGTCAGAAGAAACTTGTTTATTGAAACTTTGAGCATCTGTAAATCCACTAGGAGCTTCAGTTGCTCTATTTAACTGTAATTGATTAGTTAAGATATCTAAAAACTTAAAAGAAGTAGATCCCTTTTGAGCAGCGCTTCCAATGGCATTAGTCTGTCTAAATTCTGAAACTAATTCAGAAAGGCTATCAAAAAGATCAGAAACTCCAGTCTTGCCAGTCGAACTCAAAGCTTGAGCCCCACCAGCAAAAGAGAGTCTTTGATTTATAGCTAATGATTGTTTTTGATATTCTCTTTGAGCTTGCTGAATGCCTATATCAATATCTCCTTGAGCTTTAATTTCTGCAAGTTTATTTTCAAACTCACCAAAAGAAGTTTGAAGAGATTGTATTAAAAGATCAGCGGCTTCAGTTGTGAATGCTTTTCCCGTTCCTGTATTATTTATTATTGCTGCCCTTAATGACTCTCTTGTACTAGAGACATTTTCTCCTCCATTTATATCCTTCAATCCTTGGGTGACAACAGGAGTCAACAAGTCTATTTGTCTTTGGAAAACCGCTCTTTGCTTTTGTATATTATCTGTACCTGTAGCTCCTTCTATAGCTGGGACTATTTTTCCTCTAGCTTCTTCGACTTTTTTAGTTATAGAATCCGAAAGAGAATCAAGAAGTCTACTTGTGGCGTCTCTTATTTGAGAATTTTGTCTTACATTTATTTCGTTGACATCTAATTGATTTTGGATATTATTTTTTGTTCCTTCACCGACAAAAGGAGTAAAAGCGTCTAAAGCGCCTTTAACTCTGGCTCTTTGAGTAGAAACCGCGCCTTCTGCTTGAATTTTATTAATTTCCCTAATCGTTTTACCACGGTTTTTTTCTATATCTATTTGATTAGATATTTGTAAGTTGATGTCATTAAATTGATCATTTAAAGCTTTAAGAGCTTCAGTATTAGCAATAATTCTTTTTGTGTTAACTTGTGAAATTTCAAAAAGGATTTGTGATGCTTTCGCGCCATCAACAGAAGCTAATGCCGCTTTCCTAACCTTCTCTATAATAGAGTCGAAGGCAGAGAGATTTACTTCTTTAATCGCTTTCTCAAGCTCGCCCGCAATTTCCTCAGTGAGAATGCCTTTATCTTCTAATTGACTTTTTACGTTTGCCGATGCTCCTTGACTAAAAAAAGATCTCGGCTCTGAGTAACCCCCATAATCGTCTGATGACCTATAAATCTCTTCGGTAGATACGGCCTTTTTCTTTAATTGATCAAAAAAATTATTTATATCTGCTGCCGCATTATCGCCTTTAAAATTTTTGTTAACAGACTCTGGATTTACAGAAGCAGCGAATAGAGCGTCTAATATCTTTTGATTTTTGGGTGAGACCGATCCAGCCCCAAAAGTACCAGATGAGCTTTTAATAATTTCAGCAATAGCCAATTGTCTTTCTAAATTCTTTTGAGTATTCCCTAATTCTTTATTGACTTCAGCAATAGCTTCAGCAATTTTAGTCATATCTGTCCCTGCTAGCAAAACCTTATTCCTAAATTCATCAGGAATTGAGCTAAGGGCTGTTGTTAAATTCTTTTGGAATTTTAGTAAAGTTTCTGGTTTAGTTTTAGGGTCATTTAAAGCATTTTGCAACCCCTCGAAAGAAGCAGTATAATTTTCAGCAGCGCCAGAAAAATCGGAAGCTCTTTGTTTGGTTATTTCTAGTTTGTCATTTATTTTATCAATAGCTTTCTCCGCTTCAGCTTCTTTAATTTTATTTAAAGCCTGATAAACACCATAAACAGCCCCTACAGCAAGTCCTGCTGGACCAAATGCAGCCCCTGCCCCTGCTGACGAAAGCACATCTCCAAATCCAGAAACAACAGCTTTTGTTGTTTTGTTCTCTTTTGGAATAAATTCTGAAATTACATTTGCCAAACCAGCCCCTAGGATACCTATGCTTGGACCCATTGTTTTTGATAAAGTAGAGAATTTAGATCCTTCTTGAAACATTCCTTTCCCAAAGATAGGATCTTGAGTTCTTTTGAAATTATCTCTCGCTTCTTTGTTCGCAGCTACAGCAGCATTTGTTCTTTCCTTTGCTATTTTCTTTTCTTCAGAAAGCTGTTTCCTTAATTCTTCTAACCTTGCTTCCTGTTCTGCAGAGGCGGCTTTAGGAACGCTACTATATATCCCTAAAGGACCTTGAGTGCGGGGACCCATAACTAAAGGACCAGTTGAAGTACCTGTTAACTTTAATTGCTCATCTACATTTGTAAAAGTTTTTGCTATTTCGTCTTGGATAGCCGTTTGTTTTTTTGCAAAATCTTTGGGTATTTGCCCTATTTCTTGAGCGTAAGAACTAGCAGCGCTAATTTGTTCTTTTTGTACTGCTTTTACTGAATCTTTATAGTTTTTAAGTTCTCCAGTTATGTCTTTAAGAGAGGAATAAAATAGGAACAAAGAACCAGCACTTATAAGAAGATCTGCCCCACCAGTTTCAGCAAAATTAGGAATATGTCCCCTTGCAGACATACCTTTTGTTTTGGGGTTTATGCCAGCTTTTTCTGCTAATCCAATTCCACCATTAAGAGAACCTTCTGTGGAGTTATAAACTCCTAATCCCATTGGATTGAAATTTGTCTTTAGCTTGCTGCTTTGGCCTACTTTAACTTGAGAAGAGGAGTATCCAGCGGCCATCTCTCTTCCTATTGCTTCTTGGACTGCATTAAAATTAGGTATATGACCTTTAGAAAAAGTATCAACTAAAGCCTTTATTTCGAGATCTCCGTCAATAAAGGCATCAATTAAAGACTGTTTATCATTTTTATAAAGATCTTTAATTTTGCCTTGAACCAAAGATAAAATATTTTTACCAAAAATCTCCTCTTCTTCCATGCGCCCAACATAGTTACGATTTGAAAATTTTAAATTTGTGCTTTTAGACAACCCTTTTTGTCTATAAGACAATTGAGGATAAGCTATTTTAACTATATCTTCTATTGAAGTTTCTTCTAAAACATAATGCTTTTCTTTATCTTTGTCTCTTAAAAGAGCATATTGTTTTTGAGGAATGACTCTCTTTAATTTGTCGCCTTGAGGTACAATAACAGAAGAGTAAGAATTGACTCCTAGTCGTTTGGCGGTTTTTGAATATCGATCAAACATCTCTTGACCTTGACCCTTTTGATTAGATTCAATGTAGCTGATTTTTAAACCCTTTTCGTAACTACCTGTATTTGGATTGACAAAATTTCCGGGAAAGTAATCCAAATGGCTTCCTGTTTCAGGATCAGTTAATGTTCTAAAATTATTCTTTTTATCATTTTCATATTGCTTTGTTTTCTTTAATTTATAAGCAAAATTAGGAACATGACCTTTAGAAAAAGTATCATATAACTCACTTATATAAATCTTACGCGCTTCGACATCTTTTACGAATTCTGGTACATCAGATCCGTATATGCCAGTTAATTTATCTAAGACTGAAGAAAATATTTTTTTTCCAGTAAGAGTTTCCTTTTCAAATGGACTTTTTTCAGTAGATGTTTTCATGAAGCTCAGACTTGACTCTTTACTCGTCCCTCTTTCTCTGTACATTAACTGAGGATAAGATATTTTTAGAGCATCTCTAAGAGAGAGACCTTCAAGAATATGACGATTTTTCTTTTGGTATTCATTTAAAAGATCATATTTTTCTTTGGGAACAATTTTATTTGTTTGTGGGAGAATTATACTGGAATAAGACCTACGTCCCGAACGCCTAGCTATTTTTCCATATCGATCAAACATTTCATGACCTTGCCCTTTCTCATAAGAGTTAATAAAACCAAATTTTAAAACTTTTTCTGAGTCAACTACTCCGGGGGTATACTCTAAATAACTTCCTGTCTTTTTATCATGAATCTGTCTCTTCGAAGCGGATCTATTGAATCCCGGTTTAGATACCGCATAAGAAAAATTAGGGACATATCCTTTAGAGAAAGTATCTTGTAAATCGTTTATACCTATATTTTTATGTAAAATCTCTTGGATTAAAGTATCTTTATTATTCCCGTAAACATCTTTTAATTTATTTTGTACTTGAGAGAGGATATCTTTACCAGAAAGGTCCTCGTATTTTAAAAATCCAGCATAATCGCGATAGTTTAGTGATAGTTTTGTGTTTTTAGACAAACCTCTTTGTCTGTAAGCCAACTGAGGATATGCCATTTTAACAATATCTTCAAACGAAGTGTCTTCAAGTATAGAATAATTTTTTATCTCGTCTGCGCTTAGTTTTTCCTTTAAATAACCATATTTTTCTTTAGGAATTATTTTCCCTACTCTATCACCTTGTTCTACGAGGAGATCAGAAAAACCTTTAAGTTTTTGTCTCCTAGCCATTTTTGAAAACCTATCAAACATCTCTTGGCCTTGACCTGTCTGCTTGGATCTAATATAGCTAACATTTAAAGATCTTTCTTGAGATTTTGTTTCTTTATTATAAAAATCTCCGGGATAATATCTTAAATAACTTCCTGTTTCAGGATCTGTTAATTCTCTAGTAGATGTTTTACTATATACTGGTTTGTTTATTCTATAAGCGAAATTAGGAATGAAACCAGAAGCTAAATTTGGCAAAGATCCGGGAACAAAATCTGGCAATCTTGCCCTTAAAGCATTCAAGAAAGCTCCTGCTCTTGCTCCTCTATTTTGTCTAGAAACAAAACCTTGTTGACCTCTAACAGGAATACCAGCTACAGCATTTGGATTCTCAAGACTAGAAAAGAATGCCCCAGAATCACGATTCAAAGAAGCTAGTCTTTCCAAAGTTCCTGTGCTTGCCATTTCGGGGTCGAAGTATTTGTCAGCGAGCCAATCTCTTAACTTGGGAGAAATTTGGGCTGTTTTTTCTCCTAGGTTTGAAAATCTAAAATTAAAAGGCTTTGGAGCGAAATTAGGAATAAAACCTTGCGAAAATCCAGTAGTAAGTTGACCTACCTTTTTTTCTTGCTCTTTAAAGTGCTTTCCTATCTCTTCACCATATTGCTTCGTGACTTTGTCAATAAATGATTGTATAGCTTCATCATTATTTTTTAATTTATAATCTCCATATGGGTCTGCAAATCCGGGGAAAAGCTCTCTTACATTTGCAATACTTCCGCCTCTTACGTCAAAATCTCCTCCAGTATTATTTTTATCTCTTGTGTAATTAGCAGCTAAATTTGTAGAAGCTTCAAATATTGTGCCAGCTAATACATTGTAATTTTTACCTGCTGCGTCAAAAAACTTATCGACAGAACTGTCTGAATATTCTCCGGGTCGAATATAATTAGCAAGATCTTTAGTCATTTGACGAGAAAAACCTTGTGTTTTTTGAATTAGCCCAGTCCTTTCTTCGTTTAGGGCTGAAGCGTTTAGAGCATAAGATTTAATTTTAAAAATTCTTCCAGAAGTTTTTCTTTTAGTAGACATCTCTCCTGTTTTTCCCAAATCATCTTCATTGACATCCCTCTCTGAACTCTTTTGCATTGCGTCAAAGACAAGCATTGAAGCGGGGGGAATATAAGGATCATAAACTTGTCTTATTCCTTCTGCGATATTTTTTTCGCCTTCTATTTTTCTTCCGGGAGCAAAGTCGCGTCTAATAATATTTAATTGTTCTTCTGTTAAAGCTCCTTTTTTGTATCTTGGATCACTTCTTAACATGCTCTCTGGTATGTTGTCTCTTATTTCGCCATAAGATACGCCTGCTTTTATAAAATACTTTAAATCATTTCCATTAAATAAAGTTGGTTGACCTTCTTTGTCTTGTGTTGTATGAAACTTTTTTTCTCGACTCCATCTGCCTCTGCTTTCAGTTGGCATTGGAACTTGGTCTAAAGGAAGTGCCTTTGTTCTTTTAGATCCAAGCCAGAAGTCCTTATCTCCATAAGAAGGATTAGAAAGGATATTTCCAGAAAAATTAGGCACGAATCCTCTAGCCATATAAGGATTAATTCCATTCTTTGCCATTGACTTTGAAGCTAAAGATTGTGCTGCGCGAGAACCTTCAGGAGGCAATATATAAGGTTGAGCAAAGCCGGGAATATATTTAACTTTTTCGGCAGTGTTCATCACGCCGCCAATTGATTTGGGGGCAGCAACTACTTTACCGGGAGTATAACCCCCTTGCATTGCTCCAACTTTTTCTGCGGCTTGTTGCTGGGCAGGAATAAATCCACCCGCAGAAACTCTTCCTTTGCTTTTGAATTGACCTTCTTGATCTATCACTGTTCCAGAGGCGATCATCCTGCGAGACATATCCTTGGGAGCCTCTATAAGAAGTTTAGAGAGAGCCGCTTGTTCATACATCGTTTGTTTTATTTCTTTTTCTATTTGCAAACGAGTTTTGGTGCCAGAGATTATCTGTTGGATTAGTTGTGGATTAGAAGAGAGGATCTGGCTAATCTCTCCTTGAAGAACCGCTTGTTGCCTACCAACGGTATTTAACCCCAAAATATTTTTAGCAGCATCTCCAGCAAATTTACTAAAATTACTTAGCAATTTCCCAACAGCAAGCCCACCAAGCACTAAACCGGGGCCAGTAATGAAATCAGTAAGGCCTGTCAATAAACCAGTAGCTATCTTTTCTCCAATACCATTTGAATCTTTTTCATTATAAGCAGATAAGCCGTCATTAACAGCCTTTAAAACTTTTCTTATTCCGGGAGCAACACTAGCATTTCCAATAGCTGAAGCAAATTGAGTAAAATTGACTGATGTTTCATTAATTAAAGCAGAAAGACTTTTATTTAAAGCGTCATTTTTTAAGATAGCTTCGTCTGCTGCTTGAGAAGAGGCTCTTGTAGCTTCTGCGAAAGCGGAATTTTGTTTAGAAACGTCTGCCAAAGCAGCTTTTAAAATGTTGATCTGATAAACACCACCAACAAGTTCAGCAACCTGAGATTTGACAACTGGATTTAAACTTTGGAAAGACTGAGCTAAGTTTTCAATTACCTGAATTGTTGGCAAAACATTTCCAGAAATATCAGTAACAGTAATACCAAAATCTTTCAAATCATTAATGACTTGAGGTCTTTCTATTCTTGTGAAAATTGTTTTTAAGGCGTTACCAATTACAGCACCACCACGGGCAGTAGTTTGCTGTACAGAAGTAACAATACCTAGCAATTCATCAAAACTAACTCCAGCTTCGCTGGCAGAAGATCCTACACGCTGGAGAGCTTCAGAAAGGTCTCTGGAGCTAACAGCGAATTTAGCATCAACAGCAGCAAGCTTATTAACAACATCAGTTGTAGTAAGAGCTTCTCTTGTAAATGAATTTACAGCAGCAGTAAGAGCCTCAGTACTTGAAACTACATCAAGACCAGAAAGGCGAGTTAATATTAGAGCGTCTCTTGTTCTCCTTAAAGTCTCTTCTAATCCTAAACCTTGTCTTGAAAACTCTGTTGCGGCAGCAGCTACGTCTTTAAAGGAAGAACCTGTACTTCTTGCTACTTCGAACAACTGATCTCCAAATTGCTTTATACCTTTAGCAGAAGTGCTTAATACAATATTGATATCAATAAGAGACTTTTCTACTTCAATAGTGCTACTTACAAGAGCAGAAAAAGACTTCTGAACTGCAAAAATAACACCAGCAGAAGCACCGAATGCGACTACACGGGCATTTGAAGCTTCTAAAGATTTGTTAAATTCATTAGCAAGGCCAGTAATTTGACCCAGTGGCTGAGTAAATTTCCTCGTATTTAAGGTAAGTGAGCTTTTACTTTGGATACGAGTTAACGCTGATAACACATCTTTTTCAAGCTGTGCTGCATTAAATGTTGCCGTAATTGGAATTGATCCTGCTGATGTAGCCATATATCCTTAAACCTAAGAATAATTACACTTAAACACCGTGCAACTTCATTAAATCTTCAAAGCTTAATGAGCCACCTTTTTTCTTCGCCGCATCTTCCAAAGAAACGCTTCCAGTGTTGTCTTGCTTTAACTTCTTTAAGTCTTCTTTTGTGGCTCCCATGACAGAAACGGCTTGGACAGCAGTCTCTTTACCGTTAGTCATGTTCTTGTCTTCGTGTAATTTTTCAAGATTGCTACTAGACTCATACCAATCTATAATCTTGTCTACATTATCATTATACTCATCAGGGTGCTTAACTGTAGACTTGCCCATTAAATCTTTAAAGTACCTTGCATAACCAAATAGCTCGACTTGATAAAATGTTAAATTGCAAATAGGTTTGCCATAGAAGAAATAAGCATTGTCATCACATAAATAAAAATAATTAAGGAAAAATCCGCTAACCCCAATTCTTTTTACGTTATGATTATTAAATTTATGAGCAGACTTAGAATAAGAACCAACTAATCTAAATAACTCATTTTGATCTAGTTCTTCAAATTCTTCTAATGTAAAAGCGTGATTTTGGCAATTTTCGTCAGAGTAAACCGAATAATAAATGTAAAACTCATTCATCCGTTTACCAGTGTATGTTTCGCAAGTGTTTTCTAACAAATCATTTTTCTTAGTCTCTAGCAGACTTGTTTCTTCATTAATTTCTTTTATTTGTTTGTCAATGTTATCAAGGTCTCTAGTTAAATAGAGCTTGCGTCTAGTCTTGTTTAAATTAGCAAGGGTTAATCTATTGTTTATTATTTTCTGATCGTCTTTTTCGTCATAGATTTTTTCTTTAATAAGTTCTTTTATCTTTTCTTCATTTGTGGGTATGCCTTGTGATCTAGCTTTTTCGTAATAGTGATTTTCGCGCACTTCGATCTCTCCTGCATCTTTCGGAGACATGTGCTTTATGTAATACTGATTATTGTTGCAAATAAAAGAAGATGAGCCCTTTACTATTTCCCAATAAAGAGATTTTAAATTTTTATTAAAAGCTTCTAGATCCATATGCTAAAAAGCCCCCGCTCGCGCAGGGGCTAGGATTAATTTACGCCAAGGGATCAAAAAATCTTTTGTTCTATTTTTAACAAATCGAAATCTTCCTTTGATGTTGCTCTTCCGATGTACCAGAAGCTAATAAAATAAATAAAAGCATTAGCTACTTTAATCATATGAGGGTCTTCTGATTCAAAAATTTCGTCATACTTATTCATTCGGGCTTCGTAATTTCCTTCACCAAAAAATGGTTGTTTTTCCCCGTTTTTCTCATAGTATGACAAAAATAATATCCACCAAGTTATTACTTTATTACGAGCCCTTGTCTCTGCGGTATTATCAAACAGAGACTCTTTTTGGACTTCTAGATCAGTCAAAGAGCTTTTAATAATAGTAATTTTTTCTTCTAATTCTTTCTTCTTGGTTTCAAAATACTCTGGGCGATCCTTCTCTTCTAAAGCTAGAAGCCTCTGTAATTCGTTTTGAGAATCATACAGGTCTTTATAAGCATCTGCTTCGGCACCTTTAGCTTTATCACCTAAAATACCGCCATCATCGACGTATCTTTTATTTAACAAAGATCGGGTAAGTAGGCCAGCTTTAACGCCTTCAGAAAGCCTAACTCCATAAAATAATTCAGCTTCGTCAAACAAAACTCTTGTGGGTTTCTTAATAAAGTAATTATGAGGAACTTGAGATACGACATCTTTGGTAATAGTTACCTTTTGTCCTTCTTCGTTTACCGACTCTTCTGTTTCTTTTACAAGCCCTTCTTTATTAATTGCAAATTCGTATGTAGTCTTCATTATAAATTTATATTATTTAGATCTTCTTCAAAATTTCTGATGCTATCGTTGCCGCTGTCTAGTATTTTCTTTCTTAGACGTTGGTACTTTTCATCATTAATATTATAACCATCTTCCTTTAAATCTTCAAGTAAGATTAAGAAGTTTTTATATAAATTTACGACTTGTCGCCTATTCTTGAATAGGACGTACTCTTTTAGCTTAATATCTATTACCATATAACCTTTGAAAAACCTTTACCTAATGGTATTTACACGCTGTAAAAATAAAAAAGCCCCAGTTTTTAGGCTGGGGCTTAGTTTAAATATTCTAACTATTATTGGAGAGGTAATGTTTCAAACATGAACATTCCTCTATCGGTTTGTTGAGGAGAACCAACTTGAGTAGTGAAGTTTAGTGTTACTGATTTATTAGCGCCAATTGAAGAAGAGATCTCTTGAGAATCTAAGCTCAATCTCTTGAGGACATATCCAACGCCTTCATTAGTAGCCAAAGTAGTGTTAGCACTAGCGGGAGCGCCCAAGACGACGACAGCGTCATAAGTAGCATCATTATTTATTACATCAACAAGATTTCCAGTGGTGAGATCTTGGACTAGAGCATTCACGCTGAAAGAAATAGTAACTGGGAAATCGATTTCTCTAGAAAAAGCGTATTTACTACCGAGTTTTTGTAATGGAGTTCTATTTAAACCCATTGAGATAGAGAAATTTTGGATAGCAGCAGCAGTAGTGACATCAGTACCACCATAAGCTGTTCCAGTTGTTTTTGTTAGAGTGAGGGTAATGTCACCATGTCTTAGCGCTGAGACTCTACCTAATGTATTTTCACCATTAGGATTTGTAGCGGTCTGTGGCAAAGCGAAGGTTCCACCAGCGACTGCTCCAGCACTAGTTACACCGGGAGCATTTCCTGAATTTCCAGCAGTAAAATTCATGTTTAGACACTCAACAGTAGAAGAAACAGTTGGGAAATCTCCTACGGCAGCATTTACGCTATAATTAGTTAAGAAACCGTTCCCTAAGCCAATTGTATTTCCTTGAGTGATATTTGGAGCAGCGTCGGACGCAAATGAAGAAGCGTCATTACCTTCATTAACTGTCCTAACGTAATAATTTTTAGTATTTACAAAGCCACTAGTTAAGATTCCAGATAAGCAAGACTGAACAGCATTGACAGAAGTAATGCCAGCGGTAGTAGTTTGACTTGTTATAACAGAAAAGCCTAAATTCTTTTCATTATTCATATCTGAAAGAAGATATGAAAAATCTAAACCAACAGTTGGTTGCTCTACTATAATACGATCAATAGCAGCAAGATTGCCGAATTGATTGACATCTTTTCTTGCAATATTAAAATTATAATTACAAGATTGAACGCGAGAAAACTGGTTAACAAATAAAGCTCCAGTTTGTGATGGTGTAGAAGCTGATACATCAATATTATCATTAGTATTGAATAACGCTTCTGATTGGTAAATTACACGATTTCTTGACATATTTTTAATCCTTTAAAATTCTATTCATTATTACATTTTTTATTTAGTTTTGAGAAATAATTAAATTACATCAGGTATCTGCATCCAATAATCTCCATGCATTAAAATACCCTTAGTTGTGTCTTGAGGAGAACTCATTTGCCCTCCAAAAGTTAAAGTTGCTGTTTTATTCGCTCCGATTGACGAGCTAAAACTCATAGATTCTAATAGTGTAGATTTGGCCGTGTATCTAGCTCCTGTGATTCTTCCTAATGAAGAATTTTCTGTTCCGGGCTTAATGTGAGAAATTGACACATCGAAAGAAACATCTTTACCAGTAACCATAGTTAGCAGATTTCCAACAACTAGATCAGAAACCAAAACATCTACAGAAAGAGAATAATTAATTGGGAAAGTTATTTCTTTGGAAAATTCAAAAGTATTTCCTAATTTCTTTAGCGAATCTCTTTGCATGGCAATTGATAAGCTGTAGCTTTGAGCATTTAAAGAAGCTGAAGACGTATCGATACCAAAACCAGAAAGAGCATATTGACTTAAATCAAGAACAATGCTTCCGGGTTTAAATACTGAAACATTGTTAGCTAAATTACTCGTATCATTAAAGTCAGGCAAAGAGAATGTTCCATTTACTCTAGATCCATTTGAGTCTAATGAAGGTAATTGATAACGTTGCCCAGCCGCAGAAGATTTAAAATTATTAGCTCCTGTGTGAAAAGAAATATTCCTAGCTTCATTGCCGACAGTAACAGTAGGGAAGTCTCCAACAGCGCCATTTGTAGCGTAATTATTCATTACAACATTTCCAAATGCAATAATCGCTTGATCTAATGTGCCAGTAGTAGCTACTGTTACGTCGTTTCCTTGAGCAACCGTCCTAACGAACATGTTTTTATCGTCAGTGACTTTCGTTAAGATTCCAGATAGACAAGTAACATTTATGACGCTAGCCGTTCCTTCTGGATAGTTATTCGCTAAAGTTGGAGAGAAATTCTTACCATCGCTTGTGCCGCCAATTCCAACATTAACCGAAACATTAGTAGGAGTAGCAGGGGCTGAAATTATAATACTATTTATCTGAATAAGTCCTGACCCTTGGTTAGTTATTGAAACTCCTGTTGCTTGACCAGCAAATAGACCACCCGTTGCGACACCAAAAGAAAGCACTGGAGCTACATTGGGTGCTTCTTGAGGTAAAGTTAATGTAAATGGATTTAAATATCCTTGACCGCCATCGACAATAGAAGCCGCAGTTATTCCGTATTCATCGTCTCCAGAAGCAACAATAGTTAAATTCACAGTAGCACTTCTCTTAAGAGCCTTAACATCGAATCCCAATTCCTTTTCATTAGCGAAGCTATTTTGAAAGTAAGAAAAATCCAATGAAACAGTAGGCTGATCAATTATAACTCTATCAATTGCGGCCAAAGCGCCAAACTGATTTACGTCTTTCCTTGTAATATTGAAGTTATAATTAATACTTTGAATACGATCAAGATTAGTAATATTTGCGGCCAAGCCGCTAGTCATTTGCGCCAAAGAAGCACTTGCCGTAGTGCTGCCTGAATTTACTGTTCGCACAGAAAGAGGGTCTAATTGACTCAATTTTTGAGTTGGGACATTTGGAGCATTATCGCCCGTAACGAATTTATAGTGTCCACTTGTAGCTGGGCTAGGGCCAACATATAAAGCTTCATTTTGGTAAATTACTCTTGTTCTTGGCATAAAATATTATGTTTGTCTTGGTTGTCTAAACTTGATCAGTTCAAAATCAATCAGCCCATAATATGAGCTAGGATTTAGATTGCTCTCTATATCTCTTACACTCGCAACTTTAGAGACAGAAACACTATCTATCATACAGTAGTCTTTTCCAGATGTTAAAGAATCATAATTAAATGCTATTCCACTTTTAAAACTCCCTAATACATTAAAAGGATTATAAGTTGCGTCAATTAAAGGAACATTATCATAATTTCTATCTCTGAATAAAGAACAAACTGCATCTAAGGTATATTGAGAATCGGCGATCACGATTGCTCGGAAATCCATTTTCGTTTTGTCAGTACCGCCAAAAGCCCAAGGGTCATTTGTGCTGCTATTGTTTTTAATGAAAACCACAGGATAAGTTATAGTATTTTCTTTAAGACTTGACTTTAAAGACTCTGTTGAGGTCTTATTTCTTCTGACGTATTGAGTCTCAAAAAGCAAAACCTCTTCTGGCTGAGAGGTTAATAATACATTAAATTCTTTAACTGAGTAAGTTCCTGAAACAGTAAGAGACCCAGAAGCCAAATAGATTTGCCCTTCTGAATAATTAATACCGCTAACTGGGTTTTGACCTAAATTATAATTTGCTCCACCAATACTAACCCCAGTCATTACTGTAGCGCCAGATATAGAAGTATCATAAACTAATCCTTTATAAGGCCCATTGTATGCATAGAACCCATTGACATAAGATGAGTTGGCAGGGAAAGCAGTTGTGACATTATAATAAGCCTCGCCTTTAGATAATAGAGTATGGTCAAACCACATTAGGAACGAAGAAGATATTTGGTTATCAAATTGGGGTTTCATTATTTAAGTTTTTCCTTTAGGTTTCTTAATATCTCGCTTAAGTAGTCTACAGTAACGAAAGAACCTTTTCTGACTTTATAACTTGATTGGATACCTCCGCCAGATTGGCTAGGCTCTGGACTTTTGAATCGGCCAGACAAGTAGTAACCAAGGCCAGAAATTCCTCTCTCAATACCCTTAACCCAGCTTCTACCATTTTCCCAAGGCAATGGAGTCGCCGCTTCTATTGATTTAAGAGTTGGAGCTAAGACTTTGAAATTGAATTGTATTCCTGTTTCTATGTTTCTTACTGTAGGTTTTTGATTTAGATCGATTTCTTGTTCTAAAATTTGCCTTACTTCTTGAGTTGGATTAGCACCTTCTGCAAACCCAATAAATGAAAACAAATTTGCATCACTTTTTGTTCCGGGCAAAGTCTTTGAAATGTTTGAAGCACCAACCCCCTCCTCTAACTCTTTAGTAACAGGGTGTTGATTAAACTCTCTAAGAGCTTGTTTTTTAATCCTTTCAAATTCCTTAAAGGCTCTTTGATAAGCTAAATTTTGAATGTCTTTATTAAAGAGAAGTTTTTTGACTTCCCTATTTAAGATTGTCTTATTTATGGTTGCCATTATGTAGACTCTTTCACCATGTATTCATAATAAGGTTCATCAATAAATCTTTTAACAACAAAACCATATTGAACATTCCAAGATTTGCCATCAAAAGTTATCTTTTCAGTGCTTCCATTTTCAATGTAATCTTTAGTTTCTGTCTTTACTCGGATTCTCGCAATTGCTTTTGGGTTTTTAATCTCTGAACCTAAACCAATAAGATCTTCTTCTGGATTACCATAGAAGATTCTTGCTTTGTAAGTACCATATACAGGAGTATAGGTTACGCTTTCTGCCAATTCGTCGCCGGGGTATCCAAAAGCTGGAGTTTCGTTTATGGAAGCAATGTTTTTAATAGGCTCTTTATAAATGACAATATCCTCACACAATGTATCAAAAAGATCATTGTAGTTTGATCCAAAGCTAGCTCTTTGTGCGTCTGTTAATAAAGATGCCATAATTAAACTCTATTGAATGGGCGAGGTGTATAATATTTATCAGTGATAAAGGAGCCAACGACAGTATCGTCGCCAGCAATTTGAAGAGGGCCAACATCATTAATGTTATAATCACTAACCATCATAGTTAATTCAGTCAAGGCAGTCTTCTTTGCATCTAAGTATATTTTACTTGTTTCGTTTCGGTTGATTCTTCGGACAGTCCCGCCGCCATCTGTTACTTCTAGGACAGAATCGTTATTTATTGAATTTAGAGTTTGTTTGACTTTTAAATCATAGAAGTAGCATTCATAAATTTTCTTATAAACAGACTTCTCTGCTTCGCCAAGGTTTGGGTCAAGCTCTAAAGTGGCGTCATTAATAACGATGTCTTTATTTAGTTTGTTATTAAGGATACCAATATTGTTTCGAAGCCAGTAGCTAATAGCTGGTACTGAAAGGTCAGTTGGCTGACCTAATTCGAAATAAAGTTCTTGAGCCATGTCTACGATTTTCATATTAGTATGTTATTTCTGGGTTAATGATGAAATATCCACCTTCAATAGTGCGAGCATAATCTGCTCCTGAAAATACTTGGACATCAAACAATAGATAACTAGAGGGTAAAGCTGCCATTCCAGTTCTGCCTACATCGATGTCTACATATCCACTACTATATAAGGAACCATTTGTTCCTGAGATTATTTGTGGATTTAAATTTAATAAGATACCAGAGCTAGGCACATAAACGTTATCATTTGTATATCCCGCGCCATAACTAGCTCTTATATATCCAGAGGCCGTGAAACCTGATAAATTCATTATATTATTATCAGAATCACGGGCTACAAGTCTCTTGTAAAAAGAGTTTCCTTGCGTACCTGTTAAATTCATACACATTATTACACAAAAAAAGCCCCTTTCGGGGCTTGAGAAGAGATATTTTAAAAATTATGGCATAATTCCAGTAGGCATTGGCTCAGGAGGAAGTGGAGGAGTAGGCTCAGTAACGGTTACAATGGCAAAATCACTTTGAACAGATCCAGCGACATTGCTAGCGGCTACGAAATAGCTTCCAGAATCAGAGAACTTGACATCCGCAATCATCAAAGAGCTTCCGCTTGCTCCAATAATGGTCTCATTATCTTTACTCCATTGGAGAGTTAATGGCTGATCGCCCATTACTCCTACATTTAAAACACCAAATCCGCTAACGGTCAAATTAAGATTTTGTGGTTGAGATGTAATGGTTGGAGCTTGAAAGAAATTTAATGATGCATAAGAACTGACAATCGAACTCACTGGATTATTAATTTGTACATTGTAAGAGCCTAGATCGCCAGTCCCGGCTGAATTAATGGAATAAACTGGAGAGGTAGCTCCTTCGATAGCGGTTCCATTTTTAACCCATTGATAATTCAATGGAGAATCGCCACTTGCGACTACGGAGAATTGAGCAGGTTGCCCATCTATAACTTTTTGATCTACTGGTTGGGTAGTAATAAATGGAGCAATAGCTTCAGTATAGCCTAAATTATCTAGCACTACTTTCTTTACATAATTATAGTCAGCTTCGGCAGTTTGCTCAGAGGGCCAATCCTGCCAATCATCGCCGTACATGCAAGTATAAGTCCTATCTAGGCTTAAATCTTGTGGGTTTTTAAGGACTACTGAAAATTTGATTCCATTATGCGGATCAAAGTCATTAAAGTCTACGTCCAATCTGGTGACATTCGCGCCAGATGGTTTTGGGTAAACGGGGATAAATATTGTATTCATTTTCTTATTTTAATTGAAATTTAAGTTATTCTAATGTTTTTTACACGTTATAATCCGAATCTTCCTTTTGTAGCATTGTAATTTTGTAAAACTTGAGCGGCAGATAATGCAATATTATAAACTCTTGATTCTCCTATTCTTCCATTAAAAGGAAAATTATTTGTTGCTGCGCCATATTTTCCAATATATTGATTTGTTTGACCCGTAGGCAAAGTCCCTGTTAAGCCAGTTTGTTGAACTCTTTGAGCGCCATTTACATATACAGTTTTTGTTCCTGCCCCATAAGTGCAGACTATATGATTCCACGCATTCGCTGTTAAATAAGTAGAAGAAGTAAAAGTCAAATCTTGAGTAGATATAGATATCGTTCTAAAATAAAATGTATTGCCAAAGGCTAAAAACATGGAATATTGAGCATTCACTTGCCCCTTTTCAAATAAAAATCCATCTTGCGCTAAAGTTGTAGGATAAAACCAACATTCCATTGTTATTGTTTGAGAATCATAAGCTGCGGAAGTAGATGATTCTAACCAACTATTACTACCATTATAACTAAAATATTTTACAGGATCAGAATTATAAGTAACATTACTTCCTGTCCAAGATAAAGCGGTTGGACTTACATCATAAAACGTTGTTCCTGCGCCGCCATAACTATATATATTACCAGCATCAAGATTTAATACTAATCCTTGTTGTACAATTGTATTTGCAAATTTTGACTTTTGAGCTTCGTAATTTTGAAGAATTTCTGTGGCACTTAATGCTTTATTATAAACTCTTACAGCTCCAACATTTCCTGTTAAACAATAATCTCCATAATTATACAAACCTACAAGAGCATCATTGGAAGAAGTATTTATTGTACCTGTAAGCGAAACAGTGTTTCTTAATACTCCATCTACATATATTTTTTGAGACGTACCATCATAAGTACCAACTACATGATTCCATGTATTCAATCCATGTGAATAAGATGAATTTACATTTGAGTCAGAATTAACAGATGTACTAATTCTAAAGTTAAATTGTCCACTTTGATCTTCCAATAACCATGTCCACGGATATCCTTTACAAGTAATTACTGAATATGCTCTAGCGTTATAACCTCCCTGTGCATTATATTTTACCCACACTTCTACTGTTATTGTAGAAGAAATATTTAATTGACTATTTGATAAAAATACATAATCATTAGATCCGTCAAACCTTAATGTTCCTTTATTATAAAAATCATAAACTGGCATATTTGCAACTGTTTGACTACCTGCCGCTCCACCAAATGATCCATTATCATCATTCCCCGCTAAATCAGTAATACTTCTATCAGTATTAGATATACCCCATTTTTGTCCAAGATATGTGTGGACTTGTTTTAATTCTGTTAAAGATAAAGCTCTATTATAAACAACCACTTCACAAATTTCTCCATTATAATGTCT